TAAAGCATCCATTTCACCTTCAGTGATAACGCACCAGTCATATCCTACAATACTATTAATATTGTAGAATATCTTTTCAGCACCTTTATATAGTTTAAAATTCTTTCGGCCATCTCTATACTTTATATTAACGAGTTCATCACCCATAATATAATTAAATTGTATAGTATTTTCTTTCTGGCCTGTTTGAGGCATAAACTCTTCACCCGTTGTAACACTTAAGTCATCTAACGTTTGTTGAGATATACCTCTAGTTTTAAACCATTCAACAGCCTTGTCTTTAACTGGTTCGAATACTTCAACCGGTATTGGTTTTACATATTCTCTAGTTGCATTACCCTTACGTTGGTAAGTATGTAATTGAAAACTAGTATCACAGTTGTGACAAGTGCCGAGACCACGTTCCCAATCATAAGAAGCACATTGTGCTTTCCTATTTTTAGGTTGTCTAGTGTGAGAGCACAAAGGGCAAACGCCCTGAGTACTTCCAGGTTTTAGACTGTATTGATTGAATTGGTCAATCAAGAATCCATTGATCTCTGTGTTTTCTATATTCATATTAAAATGGTAAATCCTCTGGTTTAACAGGTGCCGGTGCAGCCGCTGCTGGTTGATTATCTCTTGGGGCTGGAGCTACATTGTCTCCGTTCGTCCAAATTACTCTAGCGTTACCTAAATAAGTTTTAGCTTGTTTAGCCTCTCTCTCATCTTTAGTTTGCTCAACAACCACTGGACCTTGATTACCAAACTGGTCAACCTCGTCATTTAGTGTTATTGTTATTGGTAGGTACTTTCCTTTCTTCCCTACGAATATTTTATCTTTCGGTATTTCAGAAAGATTTATAGAAGTTTTTATTATACTTGCCATATTTATCCATTTATTAAGTTAACTAAATCTTTTACTTTGTTTACAGATACTCCTAATGTTCTTCTTAAGTTATCCATTTGCTTGGAGTATGGATGTAATCCGTCACTAGAGCTATTATTGACGTAAAAGTTTTTATTATTTGCTCTAAATTTTCTACCTGATATACTACAGGTTTTCATCTTATATTTACTCATGGTTTATAAGGTTTTGGTTATTAAATATTGCTTACTGTCAAAATCATCTGTCTTGTAAAACAGCTCGTACGCGTCAGTAGCTTTACGTACTTTTTCTGCACCAGAAGAATAAAAGTCTGGAGAACAGTCGAACAAACCTATTTGTAATGTTTCTTTGTCTATTACCATAAACAACATCTCGTAACCAAATAGGTTGCTATAGATATAAGCTTGACTATCATAGTTAAACTTAGAAGCTGACCATTTAAACTTATCAATATCACTAGTTGTTTTAAGGTCTATTATAAGTTTCTCATCGTGGTTAACAATATCTGCTTTCCCTTTCCACATGTTTCCAAGTAGATCGGCGACTCCTGGTACTTCGTATTCAATAGTACCATCGCTATAAGGATCTGGACCGTTAATTAGTTCTCTACAAATCTTGTTATCCATAACAGCTTCTTTCATTAATTCTATTTTATCAACCTCATGTTGAAGTAAGCAGATCTCTCCTCCGGACATCTCTTTATATACTTTAGTATTCCTAGTACTAGACTTTATAATCTTAAAACTCTTTAGCTTATGGGGTTCTAGTATTGCTGTGTGAAAATAGCCTCCTATCACCATTGCTGATGTCTTTGGTTTATCTTCCTTTAGCTTTCTAGGATTTTTAAGTAATATAGATATATCTGAATTACTCAAGAAACGCTTACCATATTCTCCATAGTAATGTTCGTCCTGTTTTAATTTTTTTAGTATTTCTTTTTTATACATTGACTTTTATTTCTTTTAAATGTTTCATCTCCCCTTCTGTGAGATGATATTTAGCCTCGATGGCAGTAATACTTCCTCCTCCTTTTACAAACTCAATAGCCTTCTCCCACTTGGGTTTAGTCATAGAATGTTTATTTGCTTTTGGAAGTTCAGCTCCATTTTCAAATACTTTCTTTTTACTCACAAGTTGGGCTGCTTTCCCATGACCATTAGTCGAGTCAGCATCAGCTGTATCATCAATTAGAAATAAGTTGCCTAACGCATACTTCTTTCCATAAGATGAAGCCGCTCCAAATTGTTGAGCCGTTTGCATACCTTTTTGCTGAAGGTCTACACCGACTATTGCTGTAGCTTGTATTGAATTTTCGCCATCAGAAATGGTGGCTGTTGATTTAATTGTAGGTGGTGTATCGTGAATCAATTCTTCATCGACTCTAACTGACACACTTTCCCGTAGTAAGAAAGGCTTTACTGCCTCGAGTATATCTTCGGCTTTTCGGAAATAGTATTTCCCGAAAGAATTATACGAAGATTTTTTTGCTTTTAATTCAGTCTGTATGACTGCTAATTTTTGGTTTAATTTCTTCATTGGTTTAATTATTTGGTCTATATATATAATCACACGAGAAAATCGTTATTTACATCGGTGAATCACTTGTAACTTACAGGTAGTCAACTACTTGCGAGTGTTTAACGTTGTTTATTAATTTAGTTATAGCTTGCTTTTTCAGCTGTGAAATTCGCACATAAGAACTACTACCTTTTATACCTAATATTTCGGCAATTTCTTTAGCTGAGTGTTTTTCACAATCAAGTCCATAAGATAATCTTAACACTTGAAACTCTCTATGATTTAAATATTGCAACATTAAGCTTCTAACATAAGCTGATAATAATTCTTTATTATATTCTTTTACTTCAGGTATATTATAAGCAGCGTTTTGTTGTTCTGGTGTACCAGCATCTAAACTTGTAAACACTGAATTAAAAAACAACTCTACTGCTTTGCGGTCTTCACCAAAATCTTTACGTATCTCGTTGAGTTTATGCTCCGGTATTCTCATGCTACCTCTATTAGTGTCGATTCCTCTTCTTATAGCTCCTTTAATTCTTTTTGCTAAAAATGATTTTAATGTTTTTTCTTGATCTTTAGACGCTAGAATTGTATCCCAATCTATTCTATCGACTCCAGCGCATAAACCGTAATTGCCTTCTTGTATTAAATCCATTATACTCATAACTCCACTGGCTGATTGAGCTGTGGAGAATTTCATTGATAAACTTTCTACTAATGGTAAAAATTTAGTTATCAATTGATCTCTACTTAAATCTTCGTAAGGAAAATTTGGTAATCTAGCTATAGAAGCTTTCATATCCATTTTCCACCTTACATAGTTTTGTACGTGATATTTCTTCATTTCTTATATTCTTTATAGATCCATTTTATGCATGCTTCCCAATTCTTATTATTCCAGTTTTTGTTAAACCAAAACCATTCACCTTGAAAGTCTGGTTGTCCTCTATACCTGGAATCATCAATTAAAATGTCTCCGATTAATAAATCTTTTCTATGTGTTAGTATGATTCTACGTTTTAAATATGGAAAATGTTCTCCAATCCATTCACGTTTATGACCCCATACATCAGGTCTAGTCCAAGGAGGAGTTGATGCTATAAAAACCTCGTGGTCTGCATTTAGCTTGGCTACAGCTTCTATAGCACCATCTATTACTGGTAGTGTTCTGTAATCTAGTAAAAGATCTGGTCTCTTACTAAGTTTATAGCCTTGACACTCTTGACCTTTTTCAAAATCAGCAATAACTCCGTCCATGTCTATAAATATTCTATATTTGTTCATTTAATATTTCTTTTTCTTTCTTTAATTCGTCACACATATGACGATGTATTGTTCTTGGTGTCACATTTAACATTTTCGCAAGCTTTGATATTATTATCTTATCACCCTCGTAATTAGTTTGTATCATAGCTTCATATAAATCTTCCTTTTGCACACCTCTTAATCTACCTATTAATTTACCTACTATTCGTAATTTCTCTGTCTTATCTAATCCACAATCTGGTTTAAATATAATTTTTCTAAGTTTATTTCGTGGAGGTTTATCTAGATCCAATACAGACACTTCATATACTAGTCTAGATAAATTCCACTTATTCATATTAAACGTGGTGAAACCATTTGGTTTATACGCTAAATATGTTGCTACTTCCATAGCGTCAGCATCTTCCCATTCAGGATTTAGATGCCATAATACCATCATGTGCCAATAAAATGATTTCCATGTTGTGATCTTAGCTTTACTTCTAAATAAATCATAACATTCATATGTGCCTGATTTATAAAACATATAATGTTCGGTTTCCTCATCGGGCACATCGGTTATAGGATAGCGTCTATACACTACCTGTTTATTCCATAAATACTTAAATCTTCTATCCATGTGGTGTTGTTTGTGACATTAGCCTATTACTAATAGTATTATTTAAGGCTTTTGTCACAGTTTGGTTTTAATGTTCCTATAATGATTCTTTTAGAATCATCTTTATTATATTTATATTTGTTAATTGAGTTTTGTTTCTCAATCCTTAGTATTAATTTCTTTCTCATACCATCCGTTTTCTTTATTTCCTGTCCAAGATCCATTATTATTATATACACTTACCTTCATATGTTCTCCGTGTATTTTTACTAATTTTTCTAGTGAATCAGCTATTCTTTGTAATTCAGTTTTATAATCTCTATTCATCTTGTGCTAGTATTTCAAACAACTCTTCCATAGTCATTTCGTTAATTTGTTCTGTTGTATACCCATATTTTTTTAACATAGGTGTCATTTGTTTCCAAGGGTTATTCATTTTCGTATTCTTTAAAATATTCTTCAATTTCTTCTTCAAAACAAGTATAATTTGTTATATTATCTCTTGTTATTTCACCTGATGCCACTAGTTGTTCTACTTCATCTAAAAAAGCATATTCATCTACATATAAATCATCAGGACTTAAACTATCTTCTGGACCATTCTCGTGTATCCAGTATATTTCTCTATCATCTGCTGTGTATAACACATCTAAAATTTTACTCATAATTCATTATCTTCTCTGCATTCCCCACAGATCTCACAAAAGTGATGATCTTCTTCTGTCATATTCTTATCGCAGAATGCGCATTTATACTCTTCATTCATAATTTCTTATACATTTATATAGTGGATGGCGGTACGATCCCGCCTTAGTTCTTTCGAAAAAGTAGAAGGTAGCACGCTGACCCATGTATTCGTGGATATTAGCAAGCATTACCGCAAGATCTTTATAATTATGACCTTTCCCTGGTGGACATCCGAATTTGTTTCCATCATCATCTTGCATTAAAAACTTGCCCAGCGTACCGGTTCTTTTGCCTTTACCTTCTTCATAACCAACTATCGTAGCTTCCGCGTCTTGAAAATCTTTGAATTTTCTAAGATTATGTGAACGCTTACATTCATAAGGACCATCTAGTCTTACAATAGAACCTTCGTAACCTGCATCTAAATTCATCTGGTGTCCAGTTTTGGAACTCAACTCATCAGATACGTGCAAAGTAATCACATGTTTTACACAATAACTTGTTGGTAATTTACCAGCAATCCATTTATCACGTGTACTAAACTTCATTCGTCTATTCACTATATCATAACAATGAAATTGTACGTTATCGCGTGATTTAAGACGGTCCTGGTCAGTTGGTTTTGTTTTTCTGACCATAGATATGATTTCCTCAAAATTGTCCTTAAAATCATGATTATACAGTTCACCGTCTAATATGACAGTAGGGTTATAACAGAAAAATGTATGCAATTCTTCAAGTATATGGTCGATATTCTTCCATTCTTTACCTGTTCTAGAATATGCTACAACTTTTCCTTTATCCATAAAGTTAGGACCTGTTTTCTCGTATTGTATAATACATCTAACACCATCCATCTTTGGTTGCATAAACACTGGTTTACTATAATCTATTGGTTTCTTACTCACTGGGTAAGCTAACATTGGTTTAATCTTCATCATCTTCTTCTAAATTTATGTCAAGATCTCCATCTATTTTTAACATAGACTTTATATCTTGTATTCTTAACTTCATTATAGCACATTTTTCATACTCTTCACGGTCTAGGTATAGGTTTTGAAGAGTCATACATCGTGCTAATTCTCCTATAGCGTGGTCTTTAATGTTGGTTTCTATCCAATCCCCACGTTCCGTCATCAACGCTTGATCAATAAGCTCTTGAGCTATATATTTACCCAATCGTTGTAAATTTTCATCTTTTATATTATCCATAAGTGTTCGTATTTAGTTTGTGATTAGTAATTACTGTCATATTTATCTAGTAAATCCTCAGGTTCACCAACAAATATACACTTATCATTACTAAATATACTAATATATATAGTTTTTCCTTCATCTCCCCATATATAGTACTCATAATCTATCCAACCATGAGATTCTCTAGGTTCTATATATACATTACCTGGGCCATCTTTCAAGTGAGCCACAAGTGCCGCCGCTAGGCAACCCATACCATTGTGTACTAAATCTTCGTTCATTGCGCTACTTATTCCATTAACTATCTTTTTACCACTGAGATACCACCCTAGTGTCACACCTAATCCTTCAGGATATCCATCCCAATGGTGGTAAATGTCCACAATTGTCCTCTCTGGTATTTCACTAAACGATACTCCTTCTTCACGTTTAGCTATGCTTATCATTGCTCTTGTTGCCATATTTTTTCCACTTTTTTACATTTATTGTAGCTAATATAAAGAATATTATATAAGCTATTATTACTTCACTTCCACTTAACATACTTAATCCAATAAAACCATATATGCTTTCGCGTTGTGCTCTTTAAACCAGTCTAAACCTTTTCTAAGATCTATAATTAGTTTATCGTGGTGCATACCTAATTCTATCATGTCACTAGCGCCTATAATAAAATCATATATACTAAGTTCTAGTGCGTTTAACTCATAAGATTCTCCTCCGAATCTATTCTGTACTGTTGTACCTTTTTCGTATACAACACCGTTAAACCATTCAGGTTTTACTTGTTTCTTTTTACTCATTTGTTAAAAATTTATCACCCCATAGTATATCTTGTTGAATGTCGATCATACTTACATGAGAGTGTATTAATACTGCTCTAATATCACTTACAGTTAAATCGTCCCAATATTCGGTGGATTTAAGCTTTAAAACTAAAGCTCTTGTTGTATAAGGATATTTTTGTTTATCTTTTTTTATACTCGCCAGAATATCTGGGTTGAGTCTTTCATATATTGTCTTCATATATTTATTATCTTACTTTATTCGTATTTAATTTGTGATAGGAGTGTTAGGGTGTTTTCGCCGTCCAGACCCTATTAGTGGTTTGCATTTAAGCCGGACACTCCATTGCAGCTTAGGGAGGAATCGAACCTCCCACCTCGTCAGGCAACACACCGGCGTACTTTGGGTACCAAGACGCGGATGTTTTTCCATTTCAAGCTGTTGTGAACCGTAGGTGTGGTTCTATAAAACCTTATCCCTTCGACTTCTATAGCATGAATTAACTACTATTCCATCGCGAACCTTAGAGTTTGCTTTAATCGCTTTATCCTACATTTGTGTTTCGTTGCATCCTTCGAGTATAAACTCATCGTACCAATTCACACATTACCACCTAGTTCACATTTAGTCTGCTCCCTGAGTTCATAACGATCCCTCACCAGCTCACAGACACGTAGCTAATAGTTTAACATAGCTAACGTTTGATAATTATTAGTTTCAATATACTTCATTGACTTCGCTGTTCAAATTTATATATTTACTTATATCTCCAACCACGTAAAGGTTATTATCTCTGGAGACGTGACCTAGACTTGTTTTCAGCACGAGCGCAACCGTGTATTCCCGTCTAGGCTGAGAGGTGAGGGATAGCAAACTGTTTTATCCTCACTTTCTTGACTATCAATCTCTCGAGTTGTAAACCGCGGACACTCATTTTCATTCCGCGCAAAGAATACAACTATATTTTGGAGTGCTAGGGTGGTTTCGCCGTCCAGACCCTATTAGTGGTTTGCATTTAAGCCGGACACTCCATGGAATACAAGGTACGTTTTACTACTGGGCTACTTTGTGTGGCCAGCGACCTTGATATTCCGTGTTTATAACTGACTATTCGCTTGGTACACCATTGGAGTCTACTCCTATTGGTTTATCGTCACTTTCATCAGCTATACCAAATAGATCTTCAACTTTTGCGTAGATTTCACTAGATAAATCATCATGGTCTCTGAATTCGATGTGGTTTAGTTCTACTCTATTATCGTATTCTAAACCGAATTCGTACTCATATTGGTCAATCTCGTCAAATCTATAATTATCTACTGAGCTTCTTATAGCGTCTTCTATTGTATTAAGTTGTTTTATAGTCAACTGTGGTTTATTAGAATTTGCTAATTTCTTTTCAGCAACTTTTAAATCTTGCTGAAGATCTTTCACTTGGCTTTCGTGCGCCTCTAGGGACGCTTTTAACTTACCTATTTCTAGGTTTAATTCTTCTTTATTCATATCATTTATCTTAACATTGTACCGTAGCCACGCCTGCGAAATAGTTTGTAAACTTTCTCCGCATCTTCACTAGACATTATCTGTATAGTGTTGCCAGTTTTATGGTTTATAACTGGAGCACAACCGTATCTTGATACTGTTGAGCAATCCACGCAGACTCTAAAGCCAAGTCGCAGACGTTCTACTGGTATTATTTTATTACATTTGCATTTTTTATTCATATATTATTATTATCATTCTCAAATCGTATTCAGTTTGTGAAACTAAATCCATAATCATGTTCTAATATCATAGAATCTAGTTTATATCCTAAATTCATTATTTCAAATTGCAAGGAATCTATTTTTCCTTTTTCACTATTTTCCACAATCATATCTAGTTTTTTAGATATGTTGTTGTACTTTTTATTTAAAGTAGCAGAGTACCATATAGATACTCCTAATGCTACTATTATGATCTTATTAGTTGTCATATATATCTGGGTATTCTTGAGCTATATCTTCTTCTTCATCATCATCAGGAAATATATCTTCCATTTCTACACTATAACTCATTGTTTCTGATTCTTCAGCCAACATATTTATTGCTGTTTGTAAGCCATCTATATATCCCGCTTGGTAAATCCATTGTTCACCTTCATCCATTACATTACATACTATTGACTCATATACTTCTGGGTCAATGTAATCCATTGCTTCTTGTTCTAGTTCTTTTAATTTTTCTATCATATCATTAGTAATTCTGGTTTATTTTCACTAATCCAATCATAATATATGTTGGACATTTTCTCATTATCTACCATAACCAATTCTCCATTTTTATCTTGGTGTGGTACTTTACTCCATAGAGAGTATTTTATCCCATCAGGAGCTATCCAAGCAACTGATTTTTGGTAATAGATTAAATCTCTTTTCCACTTTTCTTTTGTTATTTTATTCATATTATTGCTAAAATTATTATTATTAACGTTAAGGGTAGTATCCACCGAATATCTTTTTCAGCTTCTTTATATTCTTCCTCCCATTCTTTTAATTCTTTATCAGTCATTTAACTTAAATTATAACGGTGCCCGTTAATTATTACTTGTACATCTTCTGGTTCTGGGTGAACAGGATTAGCGTAATGTCCATCAAATGGTAATTCTTGCTTACTTTTTAGGTAATCTGAGTTTTGTCTCCACCATTCACCATGTACTTCTGCTACTCTTTCCATAGTATATTTACCAACTAAACCACACTTACTATTTCTATAGTAGTTTTTTAGTATGTAATTACATAAATACACTACTCGATCTCTATGATTATCTATCAAGATTCGCTCGTTATTGTATATTTTACGGTATTTACCAGTCCAAATCATGTCACTTTTACTATCATTCCACTTGTAGTCTTTAACATAGTTGGGTACTTTACGCACTCTATTTAGTTGATAACAACTATAACTTGCATTAGAAGTTGGGTGAACCACCATTTTACGTACATAACCACTTTTGTAGATCGAGAATCTATTAGTTTCCTTACTACCATTGTAGTACATGGTTTTAAATGGTAATTCCCATACTTCTGTACCTTTAGCTTTTTGCCACTGTTTAGTGACGTCTTTAATACCAAGTAAATCAAATACTCGGTATGCTTCTTGCATTGTTTTTACTTCATTCTTCATATTTTCTTATTATTTTAGGATTAGAATGAACCATCCATTGACAATTTGCTAAATTATGTCCAAGAATTTCACTCAAATACCATTCTACATTCTCATCATCTAGTTCTTTGACTCCATTCCAACCACCCGTTAAGTGTTCCAAATTCTCATATTGATAAATTCTACCATCTATATGGTTTAAAACTGTTATGTATTCTGTTTCACTCATATTTCTACATCTAATTTTTTTAGTAATCTACGAGATATTTCTAAAAGAGCAAAATCATAGATTCTTACGTATTCTACTGGACAAGCGTTTATAAAATCGCTCATTTCATCATCGCTCGCTAACCAATCTAAGTCTTCTATTTCACCATTTTGGCAATCTTCATAGAAACTATCCATATATTCTCTAGAATCTTCATGAGTTTCTAGTAAATATGCTATTACTTTTGCTAATTTCTTATTATCTTTCATTACTAATTTATTATTAATTTATATTTAGTGTAATCATTTACACCATCTTTTTCTTTATTTCGCTGTTTAGCGTGTTTTATAGCTTCAGATAAAGTGCGAAAACCTTGCGAGCTACTAGAATAGTGCGACTTAACATCAGTGATAATCTTTACTACATGCCAATCATCTTGATGTGATTTAACAGTAATCTCTCTGATTTCTACTTTGTCTTCGTCTCTTGGTATTGAAAACCAAGCGCGTTTAAGCATTTCTCTATGTATTCTTACTTTATCCATTGCTATTTTTATGTTTTTTCTTTCTATTATATGTTTTCTTACTCTTATGAACACGCTTAAAAGATGCGAGTTTCCAAAATGGGTCGCGTTTTCTTATATCTTTTGTTCGTATTTTCATATTATTATTATCTTTCTATTATCGTATTTAATTTGTGAACGAGGTGAGAGTCGAACTCACACTCTACGCCTTAGAAGGGCGTTGCTTTATCCAGTTAAGCTACTCGTCCATTAAGTTAAACCTAGGTTAAAGATATAATCTAAAACCACTAGTATAACTCCACTTGCTAACACTGCTATTACCCATAACAGTGCTAGAATTATTGGTATCATGTTGTAATTTCTCATAATTAATCTACTTCATCACAATTTTGACACTCTACCCATTCGAAGTTTTCCCACTCAGTTTCATCAATTAAGTGTCCTATTGGGTATTCTAATTTAACTTTGAAAGTATCTCGTTCAATTTTTCCTTCATAATCACCAATAAAATTACTTGCATAAGGGTCGTAATACTCATCCCAAGTCAAAGATACCACATATTTCTCAGTTTCATCACCTAAAACAGCTGAAACTTCTTGTATATTTGGTAATGGCGCATATTCAGCGCTTTGACTAAAAGCAAATCCACTCATTACTAAACCCATCATTATAAATTTCTTCTTCATAATTAATACATTGTTATTCCATTATTACTAGCTAGATTATCTAAAAACATATCGAAATCTGCATCTCTTTTTGCTTCTAATAATTCTAACAACTCACTACACTTTTCGTATTCTTCAGTAGTTTCAAAGTATTCGATCACCTCTTGAATATCATCGTTAGTGATATCAAGCGGATTGCCATAAAACATAGCATCTTTACCTTTGTATTGCTCAAGAATATCCTCTATCGAGCATCGATTAGTCAACACTCCATATGTATTTCTCATTATACTATCCATCATTTTATTTCTTTTAATATCAACACTGTTAATTTTAATATACCAAGTGTTAACCATATCATTATTAATTCTACTATCATAATTTTATATTTTAGTGGTAATGATGGGAATCGAACCCACTTGTCTGCTGCTATCACTCGACAGTCCATTTCGCCATTTCGGCTTCAATTACCTTATTAGAGGCTTTTCTGCGCATTCGGTCGCTATCAGTATCGCCTCTGATTTACTCATTCGTATTATTTATAGATGCTAAACAAGTGAAACTACATCCTTTTTGTAGGCAAATTGACCTACGCTCGTTCCCATTTTTTATAAGACGCTCAACGCGCTTCGAATTACGTCTCGAATCACCTATAATTACTCAGCACTTCGTTATAGGTATTTAGCGATTCAGTTTGTTATACTTTTGTTATTTACACTTAAAACTGTGGTCCTTGTAGCGCACAGTAGATAGTGAAACCAAACAAAGCTATTCCACATGCTATATATAATACGTTGAACGCTACTTTCAACACTTGTGTGTGATTAAAATTTCTCATATTATTTAATTTTATAAATTTACTTTGATTTCCCACAGTTTTCTCTGTTTTACATACCACCTCGGTACTATTATTCGCGAGGTGATTCAAGATTCACTACGAAATATCTTCTCCTCTTACAGATAACGGTAAGTTATTGCTTGAAGTGTAAGACTTGTATTTCGCCCAGCAAGCCATAGTTTCTAACTTATCTTTCATGATAGCGAACACTTTGTCGTGATTATAAGTGGCAGTTTTGCCATTTTTAAACGTCACTTCAATAGTTGTATCTTTTCCAACAAGTGATTGTCTCACTACGAATCTTTTACTTTGAATTACATTTGCCATAATTATTCATTTTTATTAGTTATTAATTTATTTTATCTACATTTATTATCTTTTTGTCTTCGTATTTAGTTTGTGTACGACTCACAATTTACCATTTTTCACCAAGAACTTCTTCGTGTAATTGACTATATTCTTCAAGCCATTCTGGCTTCACTTCAACATTATATATTCTTGCGTTAGTTATTATTAGTGCAAGTTGTTGCATTCTTTGTCTTGGGTCTTTACTTAAATAATCTTTTTCAGCCATTTTATTAATTTTTATTACATTATTATTATCTTTACTACATCGTATTTAGTTTGTGTAAAAGTGGTATAATCGTTTACTTATTAAAATTAGTTAGCAGATATTCCACCACTTCTCTCTACTCACAATTATATTTTACTAAATATCATATTATTTTAAAATAGTATGACATTAGCTATATAACACTAAGAAGAGTAGTAGGTAAATGTCACACTTTTACTCTATTCTGAAATGCATCATCTTCGATATATTCCATATACTTAGTACACACAAAATTGCTTAGATCGTCTTTGTACATCTTAGCAGCAGTATACAACTGAGCATCGAGACACTTGTGGAACATTACATACCACTCTTCACATAGAGCAACGATGTTAGCATTACTCTCATACATTTTCCTATTATATTTTAAAACTATTTTCATATTATTAATCTTTATTATATTATCTATTCAGCATCGTATTCACATCGTGTAAAGACTTAGACTATTGCTAAGTCTCGACAGAATGCTGGCATCGTGTTAGTATTAGTATAAGACTTATACTTAGCGAAGCAATTCATAGATTCAAATCTATCTTTATAAGTATTATATACTTCATCATGGTTATACTTCATCTTATCACCTTTCTTGTTGATGAAAGATATTACTACATTCTTACCTATTAAGGATTTTCTTATTACGAATCGAGTCGTTGTTAAATTATTATTTGACATATTATATTTGTGGTGAGCCACAACCTATTAAGTTATTATTTATATTTATTATCTGGTATACTTCGTAATTACTTTGTACATAGTATATATTATTAAAGAAGCAATCATAGTATTTTATTTTATTAAGTTATTATAGTATTATAATCAAATAGTAATCGTAATTAGAATGTGAGTTAATGATATTCAAAATTTAAATAAGGGGATATATGTGGGGGCCCGGGGAAACAATTTGGGTTTTACTATTAGGGGGGCGGGCCAGGGGGGAGGGGGCTACATTTCACCCCAATATTTATAATATGTGACATATACCTATAAGGGTACCTATAGTAACTGGTACGTGTCATAGTAAATATCTATACTTCCATGTAATTATCTTAATTGTACGATAAAGGAATTAGTAATTTAAATTATACAAAAATGAGCAAAGGAAAAGGGGATCCGCCAAAAAAGGATGACAAGAAAGACAAAAAACCAGCACCTCAACAAAACACGCTGTCAGCTTCTATACATGATACAACTGACACTAGACGTGGAAAAGGTAAAGGTAAAGGCAAAGTAAATAAAGCTATGGAGGGAAGAGTTCACCCTAGACACGGTAAAGATGCAATGTCTCTACATAGAGGTGATGCACACGAGGGTTTAGCTCATCCAGAGGAAATGACATTTTCAGAAATGTTTACTAAAAAATTTCAAGACAAATTATCATAAAAATAAAATAATATGGCAACTATATCACCAACGTTAAAAATAACGGCGAACGCAAGTAGCGCTTCGACACCAGGACCATTGAGCTTTGCTTTATCACTATCTGCAACTGATTCAATAACAGTTGATGGAGCAGTGGTAGCGGAAATAGAGGGAGTTACAACAACTCACACAGATCATAAGATATTCGACCAATCTACAATGGGACATGCTTACATATACGTGAACAACATATCTGATAGAGAGATTTTCTTGTGTTCTGGTGACGCAGGTACTGCAGGTAATAGATTTATGTCTATAGGTCCCGCTGAATTTGCCTATTTCCCATGGTCTGGAACAAGAGATATATTCTTGGATCACACTGGTAGTGGAACAAAAAAGTTGGAATACTTTATATTCCAGAAAACATAATAAAATAAGGAAAATCCTTATACCAATTAATTAATAAAACCAAAAACAATGACATACTTATACTATAAAAGTACCACGAGTACTACAGAACCGAAAATTTCAGAGAAAACAATAGCAGAATGGAAGCATTTAGCTGCTAAAAAGAACTGGAGAATCACACAATTACCCAACGGTTACTACCAAACAGAGGTAAACGACTCAAATAACGAAGAAAGATGGGTTGATGTAACGCGAAGAGAGACAATAGAAGGCGCAGAAGCTGCAATTGAGGGTAGTGTTGAGCATTTTTCCAAAAAATTAGAATACATTAAGGGACCAAAAGTGGTTAAAACCTTTAAATAAACACAATTATGGCTTTTAAAATGAAAAGATCTTCAGGAACGCCTATACTTAGGCAAAGTATGGAAGATGGTAGCATGGGAGAAGCTAGAATGGATGGAAGTATAGTGATAGATCCATCTATAAAAAAGAATAGTTCTCTATATAAGAGAATTGTTAAGCACGAAAAAGCTCATATTGACCAAATAAGGTCTGGTAGAGCTTCATACGGGGACAATTATGTCCAATGGGAAGGGAAATTGTACATTAGAAATAATGGTTACATATATGGTCCAGAAGGTAAACTACCAGAAGGGCACCCTAACCACCCGTGGGAAGCAGAAGCTATACGAGCTGAGAAAAAATAGAATTTAATTTAATAAAATATAATACATTATGGAATACAACTTACCAAGTGAATTGGTGAAGAATCTTGACTTTGGTGGGGCAGCTAAAGATAGGATCATCACTGGAGTAAATAAATTAGCCCGAGCCGTAAAGTCCACTTTAGGTGCATCAGGAAGGTGCGTAGTCTACGAGGACGGGAGGGGCAAACCGGTCATAACAAAAGATGGTGTAACCGTTGCGGAAAGCGTAGTCTTAAATGATCCGGTTGAGAATATGGGTGCAACGCTCATAAAAGAAGCTGCTAGAAATACGGTTAAAGAAGCTGGGGATGGAACCACAACTGCTACAGTTTTAGCTGAAGCACTAATCAAACAAATAGATACCGCACTCGCGGATAATCTTACAATCAGAGAAATTAAAGATGGAGTAAATGAAACACTAGATAGTGTCATTAGCTATTTAAATGATATAGCAATTGATGTCGAAGGTGATATGCTTGAATCAGTTAGTTCTATATCGTGTAATAATGATGATGAATTAGGTAGTATTATAGCTGATGCTTATAATAAAGTTGGAAAAAACGGTGTTGTACTAATGGAGGAGGGAGAAATGGAAGATACATATGTTGATATTGTAGATGGTGTACAATTAGACTGCGGACTAACTTCTCCACATTTTGTAACAAACACAGAAAAACACACATGCGAACTAGATAATCCTCTAGTATTCATATGTTCTTCTGAGATACCAAATGTAAGAAAGATACAATCAATACTAGAACATGTTATAAAATCTAATAGATCTCTACTTATTGTAGCTCCAGTGGCACAACAAGTAAAAGCTGCGCTTATGATGAACAAGGTTAAAGGTAATATTAAAATAAATATAATAGACTTACCAGGCTTTGGTCCTACTAAAAAAGATACAACTGAGGATTTAGCTATATTAACAGGTGCAACAGTGCTAAATGAAGAGCTGGGTGATGATTTAGATCTTATGAAACCAGAACATTTAGGTGAAGCTGAATTTGCTGTGACAGATGATAGACATACTGTTTTAACGCTAGAAGGCATGACAGATGGTATTGAGGGTAGGATAGATGAGTTGAATGGTAAATTAGCAAATGAAAAGAATGGGTTTATTAAAAAGAAACTAGAACAAAGACTAGCTATGTTATCTGGAAGTGTTGCTATAATAAAGGTTTGTGCTGGATCTAAGGTAGAACTAAAAGAAAAGAAAGATAGAGTAGAAGATGCTATATATGCGACCAAAGCTGCCTTACAAGAGGGTATTGTACCTGGTGGTGGTGTAGCTTTATTAAATGCTAGCCAAGAGTTAAAAGCTGGTGTAGGTGGTCAAGTACTACTTAATTCGCTATCGTCACCGTTTAATACTATATTAGATAATGCTGGTTTAGAACAAGTGGCACCAAGACCTGTTAAAGGTTTAGGCGTTAATGTAGTAACTAGTGAAGAAGTTAACATGGTTGAATCTGGTATTATCGACCCAGTGTTAGTAACTAAATCTGCACTTAAAAACGCTGTAAGTGTAGCATTGACTATAATGTCAGCGGATTGTGTAATATCAAACATGAGGGTAGAAAATGCAAGCAATTAATAATTACGTCGTAATAGACGTTGTAAAAGAAGAACCAAAGAAAATTGGTGGTTTACTATTAACAGATAATGTTAATGAGGATAGTACATTCAAAAAAGCAAATGTTATATCTGTTGGTAATTTAGTAGAAATAATAAAAGAGGGAGATGTTATTTATTATAATAAGCATGCTGGTCATGGTATTTCGTATGATGATAAGTCATACAAAGTGATACGTGCTCAGGATATCATTTTAGTGGAATAGATTTATTATTTCAAGAAACGTGTAATTACTATTAAAGTAGATTATACGTAAACCATAGTCCATAAACAAGAAACATAAAATCAAAATCAATTAATTATTAATCTTTAAAATTTAAAATTATGGGACCATTACTTTTTTTCCGCTCAGCAACTGATGAGGTAGCTTGCGCGATAACAATGGATAAGATTGACGCTATAACAGCTGGTGATCAAACTATCACGCTTATGGTTAAAGGTGGAGCTGGAAATGCCAGTGTTATCGTGTTAGGATGCGATGATGGGGAATCAGAAAATGTACTTAAAGTTTTAGCAGCAGCAATGTCTGGCTTACCTTACGCTAAGCGTAAAGATAAACTAGTTGTTGTAGCTGATGACGCTGGAGACGAGTATATTTGCGCTGGAATCACGACTGTTACTATGACGATAGATGCTACTTAATCTTAATAAATGAGATTAACTAGTCACGATCTACGTGATTTACAAATCCTTAAGTATTACAGGCTCGTTAGAAAATGGGCCTGTAAAACTTATGGGTTAACAGACGCGGATCTTGAACTCTTAATATATTTAGATTGCAAGGGACGTTTTACAAGAAATGAATTTATCGACGGAACATATACTATGAGTTGGGATAAGAACCGTTGGGAGAAATTAAGGAGGAATGGTTGGATAGAGACTTGGAGACATAGAAATAGAACAACCATCAAATACTCTGTATTCAAAACCTCCTTTAAGTGTTCACACTTAATAAGTAGAATATATAGAATACTCTTGGGTGAAGAGGATATACCAACTTCAGAGAAGAGTATATTTTTTAATAATAAATCATACACCGATAAGGTAATGAATAAGTCTATCGATGATATGATAAAAGATAATGAAAGATGATAGGAAAAGTACTAGGTGGCTTATTCGGCAAAGTAGTAGAAAATGCAGAAGGAATACTTGACAAGGTTATTACAACAGACAAAGAGCGAGATGAAGCAAAGCTTGCTATTAAAAGAATATTGCTTGAAGCAGAGCAAAAAGCCTTCGCTAAAGAAGTCGAAGACAGAAAGAGCGCTCGCGATATGTATAAGGACGATGCAATCATTCAGAAGATACTTGCGACGTTATTTACAATCGCGTACTTTGGATTAAGCTTCATGATGTTTAGATACTTCGTAACGGGAGATCTAGAACTAGGAGAATTTGAGATAAGTTTTATCTCTACAATATTTGGCGCAATGAGCGCAAAAGTTAACACGGTAGTCGATTTCTTTTTCGGCGGATCGTCAAAAAAGAATCAAGAACAACAAAAATAAAATTTAATTTAATATGGCAAAAAATAAAACAGTAGAACTGAAAACTAAGGCAGAAAAGGTTTCAGAAGAACATTTACTAGAACTACAAAAGATTGTAAATAATGTTAATAAAATACAATTCAACATTGGAAAGCTAGAATCTCAAAAACACGCGGCGCTACACGAGCTGTTTATAGAGCAGAAAAATGTAAGTGATATGCAAGGTACGCTGGAGAAAGAATATGGTACTTGTGACATCAATATTAATGATGGTACTATTAACTGGGATAAAGATGGAAAATAGTATAATAAGAAAAATTACTATAGGTAAAGATTATAAAACTGATTCCATGCACTACGCTGTTAATCAAGAGGTATATGGAGGTCATAAAATTTGTGATATAATAGAGGAGGAAGATAAATACTCTATTTATATACAAAAGGAGGATATAGTTATACCATGGAAAGACTTCAATAAAAACATGGCTATATCAGTTGAATATAACCTAGAGTATTAATGAATGCTTATAAAGACTTTATTATTTCTCCTGTGGGTAGTCGTTATAATAATAGTGTACAAGTTGGAAAACGAGAATTAATAGTTAATACTGAAGTGTTTAATCATCAGTATATAAATAGATTAGCAAAAGTAATCGCTACTCCACTATTATTTCAATCACCTTTAAATGTAGGTGATGAAGTAATAGTTCATCATAATGTATTTAGAAGATGGCATGATGTTAAGGGTAGAGAAAAGAATAGTAAATCATATCTTGGTGATGATAAGTATATGGTATCAGGAGATCAAATATACTTGTATAAAAGAAAAGATTGGATTGCTACACCTGGATTTTCGTTTTTAAAACCACTAAAATCTATAGACAAACTAAGTGATAGAAAGGAGAGACCTTTGATAGGGGTTATTAAATACTCCGATGGATCTTTTAATAAAGATCAACTAGTAGGGTTTTCACCTAATGATGAATTTGAGTTTATTGTTGATAGTGAAAGATTATATAGAGTCATGAATAAATTTATTACAATTAAATATGAATATCAAGGAAACGAAGAAGAATATAATCCAAGCTGGGCACAAGGCAGTTGAAGAGCTAATTAAAGTAGCTAGAGAAGAAATAGTAGATTCAGATGAAGATATATCAGCAGATAGATTAAAGAATGCTGCAGCTACAAAGAAACTAGCAATATTTGATGCATTCGAAATATTAAACAGAATCCAAGAAGAAGAAGCCATGCTAGATGGTAAGGTGGTGGAAGCTAAAGAAAATAAGTTTAAGGGATTCGCGGAAGGTAGATCTAAGTAATGTACGAGCAAACTCTATACAAGGTTGTGGAACCTGTAAAATTAAATACCATTAAAAGACTTAATAAGTCTAAGAAATGGGAGTATGGATATAATAAAGAGAGCAATATAGTTTCTATATCTAAAACTGGAATGATAGGTGAGATATTAGAAATACAGGGTTTTCAAATAGCTTTACCAAAACAACCAAAAGAAGTATATTCTTATAGTAAAATAAAATCAGAACAAAAATGGAGACAATTCCCTACTAACCCTGATTTTAAAAGAATTAAAACGGTGTTTGATTGGCAAGAGTATCCAGATGATTTTAAAGAAAAACATTATGGATATATAGACGAAGAGTTTAGGAGAAGAGAAGAAGGATTTTGGTTTATGAATAATGGTAAACCAACCTACATAACAGGTACGCACTATATGTATTTACAGTGGAGTAAGATAGATGTTGGAGCTCCCGATTTTAGAGAGGCTAATAGATTGTTCTTTATATTTTGGGAGGCTTGCAAAGCGGATAAGAGATGTTATGGGATGTGTTATTTAAAAAATAGACGTTCTGGATTTTCTTTTATGAGCTCAGCTGAAACTGTAAACCTAGCCACAATATCAAGTGATAGTAGATATGGGATATTATCTAAAACCGGTGGTGATGCAAAGAAAATGTTTACAGACAAGGTAGTACCGATTAGTTTGAATTACCCATTTTTCTTCAAACCTATACAAGATGGTATGGATCGACCAAAGTCCGAACTAGCTTATAGGATTCCTGCTAAAAAGTTTACTCGAAAGAAAATGAGGGAACGAGAGGAGCAAGATGATATGGAAGGATTAGATACAACTATTGACTGGAAGAATACAGGTGATAATAGTTATGACGGTGAAAAACTTTCTTTATTAGTGCATGATGAGAGTGGTAAATGGGAGAGACCTGATAATATAAAAAACAACTGGAGAGTTACAAAAACTTGTTTACGATTAGGTAGTAGAATAGTTGGTAAGTGTATGATGGGATCAACAAGTAACGCGTTAGATAAAGGAGGAGATAATTTTAAAAACTTATACTATAACTCAGATGTTACAAAAAGAAATAGAAACGGACAAACAAAATCAGGGTTATACTCCCTTTTTATACCTATGGAATGGAACTACGAAGGTTTCATTGATGAATATGGACAACCAGTATTTAATGATCCTGAACACGAGAGATTCGATCCACATGGAGTAGATATAGATCAAGGTGTTATAAACCACTGGAATAATGAAGCTGAAGGATTAAAAGACGATCAAGATGCTTTAAATGAATTTTACCGTCAGTTTCCAAGAACAGAAGAGCACGCTTTTAGAGATGAGACGAAGAATAGTTTATTTAATTTAGTGAAGATATATGAACAAATAGACTATAATGAAGGTAATAGAAATTCGTCTGTATTAACAACTGGAAACTTTCAATGGACTAATGGTGTTAAAGATACTCAAGTGGTGTTTAACCCAGACCCAAATGGTAGATTCAAAGTTAGTTGGGTTCCAAATGGTAAACTACAAAACAACGTTATATTAAAGAATGGCGTAAAATATCCAGGTAACGAACATATGGGAGCATTCGGATGTGATTCATATGATATATCAGGAACAGTAGACAATAGAGGTTCTAAAGGAGCCTTACATGGATTAACTAAATTCTCAATGGAAGACGCTCCAGCTAATACATTCTTTTTAGAATATATAGCTAGACCACAAACAGCTGAGATATTCTTTGAAGATATTTTAATGGCACTAGTGTTTTATGGAATGCCAATACTTGCTGAGAATAATAAACCTAGACTTTTATATTATCTTAGAAGAAGAGGGTACAGAGGGTTTAGTATGAATAGACCAGATAAAGTTTGGAATAAACTATCTGTAGCAGAGAAAGAGGTTGGTGGAATACCAAACTCTAGTGAAGACATAAAACAAGCACATGCTGCAGCAATCGAAATGTATATCAATGATCACGTAGGATTACTACAAGATGGTACATACGGGGCAATGTATTTTAATGAAACATTAAATGATTGGTGTAGGTTTGACATAAACAAGAGAACAAAGCATGATGCAACAATAAGTTCTGGTTTAGCTATAATGGCTTGTAATAGACATTTGTATAGACCAAATCCAGAGATAAAAAAAGAACCAATAAACCTAAACATATCCAAGTATAGTAATAAAGGATTTCAATCAACAATAATAAAACAAAAAACATGATAGAGTCTATCGTAAAAAATTTCCCGTCTCAAGCGGTTAGTGATATTGAAAAAATGAGCCATGACTATGGTTTAAAGGTAGCTAGAGCAATAAGACACGAATGGTTTACTGGAGCCACATCCAAATATAGTGGTCATATAAATAACTTTCATAATTTAAGATTATATGCTAGAGGAGAACAATCTGTTCAAAAATATAAGAATGAGTTATCAATAAATGGTGACTTATCTTACTTGAACTTAGATTGGAAACCTGTACCAATTATTCCAAAGTTTGTAGACATAGTTGTAAATGGAATGGCTAATAGAGCTTATGAAGTTAACTGCTTCTCACAGGATCAATTTGGTGTTAGTGCACGTACAGAGTACATGGAGTCAATGCTTCGTGATATGCGTTCTAAAGATTTTAAAGATACTGTTAAAGGTGGAACAGGTATAGATTTATATGAAAATGATCCTGAGACACTACCAGATACTGAAGAAGAATTAAAATTACACATGCAGCTAGAGTATAAGCAAGCTGTTGAATTAGCAGAAGAACAAGCTATCAATGTTTTATTAGAAGGTAGCGATTATGATTTAATAAGACGTAGATGTTTATATGATTTAACTACTATAGGTATAGGAGCAACAAAAACTACATTTGATTGGAGCAGTGGGGCGAGGGTTCAATATGTTGATCCAGCTAATTTAATTTACTCTTATACTGAATCACCTTATTTTGAAGATATATATTATATTGGGGAGGTGAAAGAGATACCTATAAACGAATTAGCTAAAGAGTTTCATGACTTATCAGAAAGAGAAATTGAAGAAATAACTAAGAAATCTGTAGATCCTATTAATAGCAGAGCAAATAGAGATAAAAATAAAGTAAGTGTTCTATATTTTAACTTTAAAACTCACGCAAATGATGTTTATAAATTAAAGACAACTGGAACTGGTGCAGAAAAAGTATTACAAAAAGATGATACATTTAATCCTCCTGAGGGAAAAGATGGAGATTATAAAAAACTAGAAAGAGTTATAGAGTGTTTATACGAGGGGGTTTATATATTGGGTTGTGATAAGTTGTTGAAATGGCAAATGGCGCCTAATATGATGAGGAGTGATTCAGATTTTACTAAAGTTAAAATGAATTATCAAATTGTTGCACCAAGAATGTACAATGGTAAAATTGAATCTCTAGTTGGTAGAATAACGGGATTCGCTGATATGATTCAATTAACCCACTTGAAACTACAACAAGTAATGGCTAGAATGGTTCCAGATGGAGTATTCTTAGATGTTGATGGTTTAGCTGAGGTTGATCTTGGTAATGGAACAAACTACAATCCGCAAGAAGCTTTAAATATGTTTTTCCAAACTGGTAGTGTTGTTGGTAGAAGTTTCACATCTGAAGGAGATCAAAATCCAGCTAAAGTGCCAATTCAACAAATACAAAATGGAGCGGGAGGAAACAAAATACAAAGTCTTATTACAACTTATAATTATTATATGCAAATGATAAGGGATGTAACCGGGTTAAATGAAGCTAGAGATGCTAGTACTCCTGATAGACACGCTTTAGTTGGTATTCAAAAAATGGCGGCAGCTAATTCAAATACAGCTACTAGACATATATTACAGTCAATGTTGTTCTTAACAGCAAAAGGAGCAGAGTGTTTATCTTTAAGAATAGCTGATATAATTGAATACTCACCTACAGCAGAAGCTTTTATTAGAGCTATTGGTGCTCATAATGTAGCTACGTTAAGTGAGTTAACGGAATTACATCTTCATGACTTCGGTATATTTATAGAATTACTACCAGATGAGGAAGAGAAAGCTATGTTAGAGAATAACATACAAGCAGCACTCCAACAACAAACAATAGATTTAGATGATGCTATTGATCTTAGAGAAATAAGGAATACTAAGTTGGCTAATAAACTACTTAAAGTTAAAAGAAAGAAGAAGATAGAGAGAGATCAAAGAATGCAGCAACAAAATATTCAAGCTCAAGCTCAAGCTAACGCTCAACAACAGCAGGCAGCAGCTCAAGCTGAAGTTCAGAAGAATCAAGCTAAAACTGAAAGTGAAACACAATTAGAACAGGCTAAGAATCAATTAAGGATACAATACTTACAACAAGAAGCGGCTGTTAAAAAAGACTTAATGCAATTTGAATTTGATTTAAACACGCAGTTAGAAAACTCTAAAAGACAAACAAACACTGAACTAGAAAATGCTAGAGAAAATAGAAGAGATCAAAGAGTAGACATGCAGGCTGCGCATCAGATGAATATGATAAACAAAAGAAAAGAGGAAGATTCTGTTAATAAATTTGAATCTTCAGGTAATGATATACTAACGGGAGGAGCGAACATGGAAAGATTCGACCTCTAATATTTAATATTTTATAAAATTTTATTATGGCAGAAGAAACAAAAAAGGTTGAAGAACCTAAAATAGACGATAAAGTTGGAAAACTAAAAATCAAAAAAAGAACTTATTCAAACGAAAAGAATAATGAACCAACTAAAATTGATCTTTCAAAACCACAATTCGAAAATGAAGAGGTTGAAAAACAACCCGTTGACGAAGATGTGGTCGTAGTCAATCCAGAACCAGAGACTAAAGAAGATGTGGTTGAGGACAATAAGGTTGAAGCAAAAGAGGAGGTTAAACAAGATAATGATGTTCCAGTATTAGAGGAGATAACAGAAGAAGATCTTGTTGAAACTGAAGAAAAGATAGAAGAAGCTATTGCTGAAGCTAAACAAACAGGTCAACCACTACCTGAAAAAGTAGAGAAACTAATTAAGTTTATGGAAGAGACTGGTGGTGATTTAAATGACTACGTAAAACTAAATAGAGATATCTCTAAAATGGATGACTCTGAAGTACTAGATGAGTACTATAGAGATACAAAATCTCATTTAAGTCCAGAAGAAAGAAATTATTTACTGGAAGATAAATTCGGATTCGATGAAGATGAAGATGATCCTAAGGTAATACAAAGAAAAAAAATAGCCCTCAAAGAGCAAGTTGCCGAGGCTAAAGCCCACTTAGACGGGCAAAAGTCTAAATACTATGAAGAAATTAGAGCTGGCGAAAGGTTAACACCTGAAGCTAAAAAAGCTATGGATTTTTTTAATAGATACAATAAAGATACCGAAAAGCAGAAGAAACTAACTGAAGCAAACAAAAAGCAATTTAAACTAAAAACTGATAGTGTCTTTAATAAAGATTTCAAAGGTTTTGATTATCAAGTTGGAGACAAGAGATTTAGGTTTAATGTTAAAAATGCAGATGAGGTAAAGACAAATCAAAGTGATATTAATAATTTTGTCAATAAGTTTGTTGACAAAGAATCAAAAACTATTAATGACGCAGCGGGTTATCATAAGTCTTTATTCACAGCCATGAATGCGGATGCTGTCGCTAAACATTTTTATGAACAAGGGAGAGCAGATGCTATCAAGGGACAAGTTGCTAAAGACAAGAATATAGATATGGATCCACGTAAAACTCATGGAGAGGTTAATGTTGGAGGAATTAAATATAAAGTACTAGGAGATTCTACTGACGGTTTAAAGTTAAAAATTAAAAATAGAAAAAATTTAAAATAATAAATTATGGCAACAACAATGACAGGTGCCGCTAACGCGAATCCTTCACCATTACAACAAACGTTATCGTCAAATTACATTGACTTTACTAGTGGTGCAGGGAACGACTGGGGGCAACAATATTTACCAGACCTTATGGAGAAAGAAGCTGAGGTATTTGGTAACAGAACAGTTTCAGGCTTCTTAGAAATGGTTGGCGCAGAAGAACCAATGAGTTCAGATCAAGTAGTTTGGTCAGAGCAGGGTAGATTACACTTGCATTTTAAAGGTAACTGTAATTATACTGCTGGAACACCTGATACGTTTGTATTTACAATAGTACAAGATATTGATGGTAACACAATGTATGGTTCAACTGCAGCTGGTGTTAGAAAAGGTGATTTGGTAATTTTATCAGATGTTAATTCTAATGTTAAAGGTTATGTTAACGCAGTAGCAACAGCAAGTGTAGGTGGTCAAACGGTAACTCAAGCTACTGGTGTTCTTTTAAGTGCAGCACTTACAGGCATGGTAGATGTTGGTACAGCTGATCTTACGATGGTTACTAATATGTTTGTTTTTGGATCTGAGTATTCAAAAGGTACTACAGGTAGAACAGAAGCTTTAAAGCCTCAGTTCAAATCATACGGTAACAAACCAGTTATAATTAAAGATATGTATGAGATCTCAGGATCTGATGCTGCTCAAATTGGTTGGGTTGAAGTTACAGGTGAAGACGGACAGAATGGTTACATGTGGTATTTAAAATCAGCTGGTGACACTAGATCTCGTTTCTCTGATTACTGTGAAATGGTTTTAGTTGAACACGAGTTAACTGACGCTAACGCTGATGGAACAACAACTGATCACTTAACTGGTTATGGTACAAACACTACAATCGAAGGTACTGAAGGTTTATTTGCAGCACTTAGAGCTAGAGGAAACGTTTATGACGGTCTTTTAGATACAGCGGCTGGATCTTGGTCAACAGCTAATATGTTAGATGATTTTGATGAAATATTAAAACAACTTGACACTCAAGGCGCTATTGAGGAATACATGATGTTCTGCAATAGAGATCTTTCTTTAGGAATAGATGAAATGTTAGCTGGACAAAGTGCTTATGGTGCTGGTGGTACATCTTACGGTGTATTTGACAACTCTGAAGACATGGCATTAAATTTAGGTTTCAATGGTTTTAGAAGAGGTTCTTATGACTTTTATAAAACAGATTGGAAATACTTAAATGACGTATCTACAAGAGGTGGTATGCTAGATGTAGAAAACCACGTTAGAGGTGTTATGGTTCCTGCTGGTGTAACTAGTGTGTACGATCAAACTTTAGGTAAAAACTTAAAGAGACCGTTTTTACACGTTAGATACCGAACTTCTCAAATGGAAGACAGAAGATTCAAAACTTGGACTACTGGTTCTGTTGGAGCAACAACAAATGACATTGACGCAATGAGAATGAACTTCTTAACTGAAAGATGTTTAATTACTCAAGGTGCTAATAACTTTGTGCTGTTAGAAGGTGAGGGTTCTTACTAATAACAACAATTAAGATTTGGGCGGCATGCATGTAAAAGCACTCCGCCCTTTTCTTTTATTTATTAATTTTTATTATATTATATTATGGCAAACAAAAAGAAAGAAACTATAGTTGAAGAACCTATAGTTGAAGAAACAGTGGTTGTTAAAGAACAACCTAAGGTTGAGGCTCCTAAAACAAAAGCTAAAACAAGAGACACTTGGGAGATTAAAGATAGAGCGTATGTATTAAGGGGTAAATCAAGTCCCTTAACTTACCACTTGAAATCAAAAGGTATATTTTGGTTCGATGAAGAGAAGGGGTATGAAAGGGAGATTGGGTATTCAAGAAATCAAAGAACGGTGTTTGTTGATGAGATGCAAGGTGTTAAAAGACCAGCTCACATTTGGTTTAAGGATGGTTATTTAATGGTTCCAAAAGAAAAGGTAACTTTACAAAAATTTCTATCAATATACCACCCTTACAAAAATAAGAAATATTATGAGGTAGATGAGCAAAAGAATGCTAGTTATGAGGTTGATAATATCGAATTAGAACTAGAGGCTATGAACTTAGCTAAATCATTAAGCTTTGAAGATGTAGAGGCTATAATGAGAGTTGAGGTTGGAAGTAGAGTTTCTGACATGTCTACAGCTGAGATAAAGAGAGATGCTTTAGTTATGTCTAGAAGAAATCCATCTTTATTCATTGACTTAGCAAACGATCCTAATATTAGATTAAGAAATATTGGTATTAAAGCTACAGAGATGAAGGTTATTAAATTATCTTCTGATCAAAGAACTTTTATGTGGGGATCTAATGATAGAAAACTTATGACAGTTCCATTTGATGAACATCCATATTCAGCGTTAGCTGCTTGGTTTAAAACCGATGAAGGTATGGAAGTTTTATCTTCAATTGAAAAAAGAATAAAATAACATTCTTTAATATATAAAGATAGCCACTCCTTTCGGGTGGCTATTTTTATTTAGGGGCTAACCTTCCACTTTATTATGTAACTATAATATAGTAAAATATATTATAAAAATAATAATAATGATTAACATAGATACAGCATATCAAAAGGTTTTGACTCTAGCTAATAAAGAACAAAGAGGATATATAACACCTCAAGAGTTTAATTTACTGGCAAATAAAGCGCAAATGGATGTTTATGATAACTTGTTTCATAATCTTAAAATGGCTAAACACAAGCAGTTTGGTAATGAAGAACCTGGTTATGATGAGGTTAGCATGCTAGAAGAAAAGCTCCACCCATTTAGAGTTGAAATCAGTAGTATCAACGCTGGTGGAACGGCTCAAGGTGCTTTGATAGATACAACAGATTTTGATCCAGAAATGTATAGATTAGATTCATTGTTATACTTCGGTGTTGGAGGTGCCCTTCAGTTTGACCCCGTGTTAATAACCGAGGTTACTCAATCAGAATTTAGAAAGATGATTAAAAACCCTTTGACATCTCCACGCGATGATAGACCTGTTTTTTATAGAACAGATGGAGGTTTTGGTGATGTTATGCTAAAACCAGTTGGTAGTGGCTATCTAAATGGCACTGATTGGATTTGGGGTTTTATAGCTGGTAGTACGTTTGCTGCTGATTATTGGAGAGTGCCAGAAAATCCCACTTGGGGTTACGTGATGGTTAACGATAAACCGCTCTACAACCCTAACACCTCTACTCACTTTACACTACATCGATCTGATGAAGAAGCATTAGTTACTAGAATATTAGAACTATCTGGAATAACACTTGGGAAACAAGAACTACAACAATCGATAATGGTCGATAAAAAGAACACTAAACAAGAACAAAATACTTAATTATGGGATTACTAGACAGACAAACTCAATGGTCATATTATCCAACCGCTTTTGGTGGTGAAGGAACTGGTAATTTGGGTGGTTATCAATTTGTAACATTAGATAATATAATTAACGCCTTTATGATTGTTCATGTTGGAGAGGGGAAATTTATATCTAAAGTTAATAGAACTGATGTTCAGTTTCATGCCATGAGAGCTATACAGGAGTTATCTTATGATGTATTTAGATCTATTAAATCTCAAGAAATAGAAATTCCACCCACTTTAGTTATGCCACTACCACAAGACTATGTTAACTACGTTAAGTTAGCTAGAGTTGACAGTGACGGTATAGAGAGGGTTTTGTATCCAACAGGTAAAACATCTAATCCTTTTGCTATAAATCAAAATGCTGATGGTAGCTATCAATTTACTGATACTGATAATGCAGATGGTGATGGTGACGTAACAACAGGTACTGACACATTAATAGAGCAAAGCCCTAGTGATTCATGGCAAAATTACCAATCACACGATAATTCAAGTTCACATGATGATGATTCTACTATTTTAGAAATAGATAATAAAGGAAGAAGATATGGATTAGATCCTCAATACGCTCAAGCTAATGGAACGTTTTATATAGATTATCAAAGAGGTTATATACATTTTGGATCTTCATTAGCTGGAAAAACAATTGTACTTAAATACGTTAGTGATGGATTGGGTACAGATGCTGAGATGGTTGTGCATAAGTTTTGTGAAGAAGCTGTATACAAATGGATTATGTATGGTATATTATCATCTAGATCTAGAATACCAGAATATGTAGTACAAAGATTTAAAAAAGAAAAGTTTGCTGAAACAAGAAAAGCTAAGATAAGATTATCTAGTATAAAAATAGAAGAGTTCACTCAAGTACTCAAGGGATTAAGTAAACCAATAAAGTAATATCAAATGGCTGAAATTAAACACTCATTCACTGGTGGGAAAATGAATAAAGATCTCGACGAGAGACTTGTGCCAAATGGTGAATATAGACACGCGGAGAACATACAAGTTAGAACAACTGATGGAGGAGCTGCAGGCACAGTTCAAAACCTTCAGGGTAATATTAACATTGGTGAGATTACTAGGTTTGGGGTTGTCAACCAAACAACAAACACTTTGTATGAAGCGTTAGACGATTCTCCAGTTGCAGGTGTGCAAAAATGTGTTGGATCTATAGCTGATGAGAGGAACGACTCTGCTTATTTCTTCGTTGGAACAAGTAGAAATCTACCCTCTAAAGAGCAAATTGTTGCTAGTAGTGGTATAAGAATATTTTATGATTCCATTATAGAGAAATCATTTGTTGAACCAATACAAGACAACGTAATACCAGTATGTGTTGATTGGTGGGCTATAGCTTGTACTTATGCTGACGCGGGTTCACCTACTCCATCTGGAGATTTTTCAACAATAAACTTAACCGGCATGTCAGGTTTTATGCCAAGAGTCGGGATGGTGGTAGCAGCATTTGAATCAACATCATCATATAACGTTTTAGGATATACTAATCCTCCTAAAATAAAATCAGTTAGTGGTACAACCATAACGTTAGATAGGCAGATTCCTAGTGGCAATGTAGGTGCCTCAACCGTCGCCTTTCTTTTTTACACGCTTGAAGAAGATAGAGTTTTAAATTTTGGTATTGATAAAAAAATAACAGGAATAAATATTATAGATAATCTTTTATTCTGGACAGATGGCTATAACGAGCCTAAAAAAATAAATTTAGATAGATGTAAGCTATCAGCAGTAGCTGACCAGCAGTTTACGCCACCTTACCGACACACAAAGCTATTTGTTACGAATCCTTCTAGTGGTGATTACGTTTCGATACAATCAGTTGAACAGAGTGTTCCAAATCAAGATCTTAAAAAAGAACACATAACTGTTATAAAAAAGCCTCCAACAAATCAACCAACATTGACAATGAACACGTCTAGACGTAGTGGTAATATAAACTGTTGGGTTAGTGGAGATATATTTTACGGTGGTGGAAATCCTGAGATAGGTGATACTAGAATAATACCACTAGGTGGACAGTATAATTATTTACCAAATGATATTTTAACATTCTCTGACATAAGTGATGGAGATGCTGGGATAGTTAGTGTGACAGCGACTGTAACACAATCTGAAACAGACGTTAACGACAATACAACAATAACGGTGCAATTAACATCTATTGACCCCGACTTAACTCAACAAAACGTAAATTGGAATATATCACTAAATCAAGGAAAGCCCCTATTTGAATTAAAGTTGGGTAGAATAGGTTATAGATATAAATATGACGATGGAGAGTATTCAACGTTTTCTCCTTGGTCAGAATTAGTTTTTAAACCTGGAGCTTTTAGATACACTCCAAGTACTGGTTACAATACTGGTATGACAAATAACGTTAGAGAAATAGTTGTAGAAGACTTTATTCCATGCGTTGATGTTCGTCCTTGGGATGTTAAAGCTGTAGATATATTATTTAAAACAACTGATAATCAGAATGTTTATATTATAAAAACAATAACTAGAGAAATAGACCCAGAATGGGAAAATTTTGTCGAGAGTTGGGGAGCTAACACGGGTAGAATAATTTTAACATCTGAGTTAATTCATAAGGTTATATCCTCAGATCAAACATTAAGAAGTTGGGATAACGTGCCAAGAACGGCGGTTGCTCAAGAGATGGTTGGTAATAGGTTGATTTTTGCTAATTATACTCAAGGTTACAATGTTGATCAGTATGTGGGACTTACGCAGCAGATAATGACTAATTCTATACAAACCCTAAGCCCACATAAATCAGTAAAATCTATTAGAAGTTATAAATGGGGTATGGTCTTCTCTGATCTATATGGAAGACAAACACCCGTGCTGTCTTCCAGTTATAGCTTCTCATCGTTTGGTGACGGTTCTTCGGTTACTGGAGATATAGTGGTACCAAAAGATTACTGTGACAAACAAAATTACTTTAGACTACAACAACAGTGGAGTGAAGATCCACCATTAGAACTAGAATACGTTAGCTATTACGTTAAAGAAACATCTAGTGAGTATTATAATTTGGTAATGGATAGGTGGTATGATGCTGAAGATGGTAACGTGTGGTTATCTTTTCCATCTGCTGACAGAAACAAGGTTGATGAAGATACTTATTTAATTTTAAAAAATGAGAATGGTAATCAAAATGCCGTTTTAGAAGAAGCTCGTTATAAAATAATATCTATATCAAATGATGTGCCAGATTATGTTAAAATGGATGGTAGAATCATGGGTAGAACGAATGCTATTTCTAACATTAATGTATATGATACTGATTGGACAACAGATCCTCCCACAACGGGTCTTATGCAGGGTAATAATGGCTCGTCCGCAGACGGGACGCCATTCAGTTTAAAGCACACGACTGAACTTTTCCACCCGGATCAACCTTTTCGCGCAGATGAGGAATCATTTAAGGGTAATACTAAGTGGGTTAGAGTAGTAGCTAAAGCTTCGGGTGTGGAGAAAAAAAGTAAATGGCACAAGGTGTCTAGATTTGATTTTGGAGCGGATATTCAGTCGAGTAGCACGTGGGCCTTTATTGACTTTGATATCGCGACTTCTACATTTATAACAAAACCATTTGGTGATGAAATAGATTTCGCAGACGAGTTTGCACAAGAGAATATTACGGTTGATTACTCTCAGGATCCATATAATTATATAGAATGGTTCCTTGAATATAGAGATGATGTTATAGAAACTAAACCCGAATTCGACGGTAGGTTTTTTGTTAAAATTGAAAATGATGGAATAATAACAAGTAAAATAACAAAACAATCTAACACCGACTATTTAGTAACTGGTCAATTTGATGTATCTTATATATCTATGGATCCTGATCCATTTTTTGAAAATATAAACAGCGAGTCATATCTTAACTATGATTCAAGTGTAAACAATGCTAATCCAAGTGCGGAATCACAAGGTAATCTAGGTGGTGTTAACTATACTAACACAGAATGGAGTAGTTATGGAACTGGATTAGATTCAACCAATTGGGTTAGAGGTTTTCAACACACCGGTTTAGAACCAGTTGACCCACTTAGTGTTGATGGTAATAATTACAATCAACCTCCACCAAACGGCGATTATAACTACACATGGTGGGAAGTTTCTGGGGAGGGATCTTTAATGCTGATTCAATCTAGCAGCTACCCTGCTTATTATCAAGGAGGAATAACATGGCAAGAGTTGTTTAACCAGCAAAACGATCAACCTTATAGTGAATCGGATAATTCAAGTATTATACAAGATTTTTGGATGGCATTTGACTCACAGGGAGCTACTAAAGTATTCATAGATAACACACCTGTGCATCACGGTATGATTGAACCTGGTAGTATTTCGAAAACATCTGAAACGCAGGCTATATCCATGGGTCCCTCATCATCAGGTTCAATTTATGGTACACATTTTTGGAATAGTGGTAAAAGACAGAACTCTGGATTATTCAAAGGAGACATATCATCTTCACATAATCCTGGTTACGATTTAATGGACGCAAACATATCTGGTGGGGTTGGAGAAAATCCTGGATTTCTAATTGTTGATGGAACCCTGGGTGGTTTAACATTCTCTAGTTTGGGTTCTGGTAGTGATGTTCCTGGGGTTTTTTATGAACTTAGAAACGCACTAGCAACTGGTGGTACTTATTTTAGATTTAAAGACGATCCATATAAAACAGTATATAAAACAATTCCTCTAAAAGCCTGTGTTTTTATTGGCAGTTTGATACCTAACCAATCCCAAGGTACCGGAGAGCAGTGGATTGAGGGGGATGTGGTGGATAGTGGCACAAACATGACGATGGATCCAGGTATGGGTATTGGTGGAGCGATGACGTGGAACGGCCGTCAACAAACAAACTACGATATCAATCCAGAGAATGATGATTTTTACAATAAAAGAACATCTTTTGTTATTTGGTTTAGACAGATAGAAAACGGAGTTTTTAGAAAAGATTTCGTGTCTGGTGATTCTGGACCCTGGAGAGGATATGGTGTTGAAACAGATATATGGGATCCTAGATCTGCTGTTGCTCACAATGGTTCCACGTCTATGTCAATAGAGATGTTAAAATCAGTTCCAGCTTCAGAGGATTTAAATGAACAAGAGCAAGTACCATCATCAGCGTGTTGGGAGACAGAACCAAAAGAAGACGCTGGATTAGATATATATTACGAGGGATCTAGTAAGTGGCCAATAAGATTAAATAGTAATAGTATAATACCATATGTTGGTCCATCATCTAAAGTTGGTGATGCTTATAAAGTTAGTGTAGAAGATAGAGTGTCTGAAGTAAATGGAGAAATTGTTTACACGCCAATCAACTTACCAATAACAGCATTTGTTAATAACGTCTCTGGATTAGCCATTCAGATCTTCTCTTCAAACACCGAGGGCGCATCATTATCTAGTGGTATCCTACAAGCTGATGATATACTTAAGTTTCATCATCCCAATGGAACGATAACAAGGTCAAAGATAGTAAAGGAAGTCACGGTAGATAGTGACATGAATGTTATTGACTTTGTTCCTTCAACTGGAGCTCAACCAATAACACTTCGGGGTATTCATATGGGTACGAATGTATTTTATATTATCCCGACTCAAACAAATAACGCTGCGGCGATTGCCGCTGCTGATGGCTGGCTTCCTACGCAAGGTTGGACAGTATCTGGATCCTCCGTTTCGGGTAGTGATAATGAAGTCACATACAGCTCAGTTACGGCATCGTCTGAGGAAACTGCTGGTGGAATGGAATTTATGAGTGGATTATATGTTCTAATCCAATGCGATGTTAGTTCATTTATTTACAGCTCATTTAGTACTAGTAATGTAGACGCTCAAGCGGCTTCAGTAAATGGAGTAGGTCCTTGGGATGGGCTTGGAAATGATATAATGCAGGTATTAGAATTTGAAGTAACATTTACTCCTCCAGAGGTATCAGATAGTGCTCCTTGGTATCAACTTGATCCAGACGTGTGGCAGTATCCAATTGACTTAGCGTGGTTTAATTGCTATTCATTTGGAAATGGAGTTGAGTCAGATAGAATAAGAGACGATTATAATGCGCCTACTATAGATAATGGTATTAAGGTTTCTACAACATTTTTAGATTATACGTATGAAGAAAGAGGTAGTGGATTAATATATTCTGGATTATACAACTCAATAAGTAGCACTAATAATCTAAATGAGTTTAATATGTCTGAGAAGATAACTAAGGATTTAAATCCAGCTTATGGATCTATACAGTCGTTAAAAACGAGAAACACGGACGTGGTTGTGTTATGTGAGGACAAAGTGTTAAAGGTGATAGCAAATAAAGACGCTATGTATAATGCTGATGGTAATTCTCAACTTGTTTCCACAAATAGAGTTCTTGGGACAGCTGTTCCATTTGCTGGTGACTACGGTATATCTAAAAATCCAGAATCACTAGCGTGGGATCAATTTAGATTATATTTTACAGATAAACAAAGAGGTGCGGTTTTAAGATTATCTGGAGATGGCTTAACGCCAATATCAAACGTTGGTATGAGAGAGTGGTTTAGAGATAATCTAAAGTTATCTAAATCACTACTAGGTACATTTGATATTGTTAACGGTGAATACAACTTAACCTTAAGCTATAGTGAGAATATATTAGCTAATGAAAACTTCTCAACGTTAACGGACACAACAGTATCTTTTAACGAAGCTAGTAAAGGTTGGGTTAGTTTTAAGTCTTTTATACCTGAAACTGGTATCTCAATAACTGGTAACTACATAACTGTCAAGGATAGAAACATATGGAAACACTACGCTGATGTCACATCTATACCAAGTAATACATTTTACGGAAATCAATACGAGTCTAGAGTTGACGTTTTATTCAATGACACAATGGATGTTGTTAAGTCTTTTAAATCTATTAATTACGAAGGTTCACAAGCTAGAACTGTTATAGATGTTGTAAATGGCTTTATGGGTGGTGTTTTTGATGGTCAAAATATTTCTGATAAATTTGGATGGTGGGTTGAGTCATTTAATACAGATTTAGATGTTGGTACTGTAAAAGATTTTCTAAACAAAGAGGGCAAGTGGTTTAATCACGTTATAGGTAACGAACTATTAGCAGTTGGTGATGATGGAGGTTCTACAACTGAAGACTGGAGAGATAATATAGATACAAGTGCTTTTAATACACAAGGGCTTGGGTTTGCGACAGCTATTAGTTCAGATACAGTTCCAGATGGTTGGGTTGATGTTGCTGCTATAGACGCAATGGCTCCATGGGCTAAATTTACATTTGATGAAGAACAAACTGGAGTAGGTGGTATAAAACATAAAACCATGTTTGATGGATTCGCGAGGTCCGAGGGCGATTTTATTTTGTTCGAGTGTTCTTTATGGATACCTTTAGACAATATGCCTGGAACAACCACTCAAGTTAAATTTGATTTTGGTGATGAGGTTAGCACCGTAGTAGTGCCACAAGGAGAGCTATTTTTAATACAACAAGTTCGTGTAACAACTAACGCTGATTGGAGTAATCAGATGAAGGTATATATAGATGCTGAAGAAAATGGTGGAGCACCAATGGCGGGTGCTTCCATATACATGGCTCAACCGTCGATTATGGTGATGAATTCAGATGCAGTTGAATTATTAAATGTTAACCATGAGATGGTAGTTTCAGGAACTTTCAGCGGTTGTGTTCTTAGTACTATACAATCAGAGTTAGAGCCATATGGAAGCGGGAGCGGAACAAGTCAGTGGTTTAATGTTCCAGATAACACGGTTGTCACTGGAACAAATGATGAGGTTTGGATAGACGGTTGGAGAGAACATAGTGTTAATGGGACAATGAGTTATTCATCTTGGGATCACTTCCCTGAATTAGAAGGTTAAATATAATGGCTAAAAAATACAAAATATCAAAACTTAAAATAGTTAAACCCATTGGATATAGCGATGGAGCTGGAAATGAGGTTACTACAGGTGCACTAAATATAACACCTGAGCCTGGATATAGTGTTGTTGCTGGTGATTTTTCTATAACAAAATTACCACCTCAGATAGAAAGCGTCGTATTTACAAACACCTCTACAGTTGTAACATCTCATGGAGATGCTGACAATAAGGTTGTGGCGACATTTACTTTTAAAAAAGACTTCGTTGTTACAGAAGGTAATATTAAAATATTATTACCAATAAAAGGTATTGCTAGGCGTTTATCTAGAGCTAGTAAGCAAACAACATCCTGGGAGTTTAATGTAAGTAGGAAACATAGTGCAGCTAACTATGGTTGGGGAGTTTATCCATTATTGACAACAAGGAAACTAACGTCTTTAGAGACAAGTGACGTACTCAGTACTACTAGACCTGACTATAAGGAATCAATAATTAAAGGTTATGGTGATCCAAATGAAAAAGAACAAGCCTTATGGTTCTACATGCAACCATCTGCTGGGTATAAGTTCGCAAAAAAGCCTTATTTAAAAATTACAAATCCAGTTGGTAGTAAAATAAAAATCCACATAGAGAATAGTAGTGAGGCCGCTGTGGGTTATCCAAAGGTGTTTAGCGCTGTATTATACATAACAGCTAAGGAGGATGTTAATATTACAGAAGGCGTGGACATCGAGTTTGTTTGCGAAACTATAGCGGAGAAGGTTGAAACACGAGTTATAAATGCTATAAGTGTTGGATCTGATAGAGTTGGTACTCTTGGTGGAACAAAAACTATAAGTATAAACGCAACTAGAGGTTCTGAGTTTAAAGTTGTGGCAACAAGAAGAAGTACCGGTAAGTCAACACTGGTGGGAACTAATTCAACATATGCTGACCCGATATATGGAAGTACACCAGCTAAGTTAATTCACTGTGAAAGAAATGGTGTCTATTCTGTTAAAATGAAAATACCACCATCAGTAATATTAGTTACCAAAATGAATGGTGCTATTAGTGGTGCCTCAACGTTAACACTAGACAGTGTTAATGGTGTTATGAAAGATGATAAAATAACAACACTTGATAAAACACAAATTGATAGTGCAACATTAAGAAAAGTACTATCAGTTAACACTAGTACCAAGCAGGTTACATTAGACGGAAATGTCAGTATTCTTGATGATAAAAAAGTTGTATTTACTAGGTCTGACAAGTATGATGTGAATGTTGTTCCATCGGAATTTACTCAAACAGTATTCTCATCCAATATACCGGAGAAACAAGTAGGTGAAGATGGTAGAGAGTACTTGTACACGATAAATCAAGATAACCCACCAACACTATCTTTCACTTGGTCTATTGGTGGTCTTGGTGGCACAATAACACTACCTAGTACCGTGACAGCTGTTGGTAAAATAAACGCAACAGCAAGAGATTCTAGAATTACATCATCAGACGCTATGGTCAACACTAATGAATTAGGACAATTTAGAATAAATGTTATATTTAAGATCGCAGCTCCAAGTGGATTCGGTACCCCTAGTCAACCTCTTTTTTCAAATACGGATTCAGCAGCTTCTCACTGGACCAACTCTTTACCATCAAGTAACGGTGGCACTGAAGTTGTGTTGTTTAATATTCAAGCAAGTCGATCTACCACGTCAACAACTAATGATACTATATCGATGACAATTTATGGACAGATAAAAAAGTGGGGAAATGCAGATGTAGCAATGGATTTTGATCTTGATCAAATAACAGGAATATATACACCTTAATTAAAATAACATGCAATTAATAGCTTTATCTTTTTCGAACACGGGACTAAATATATCACTACAGGTAGGTGATGATATTTTTTACTCTAACACCTTGGCGGGTATTAACTTTCAATCACAAGTTGGAATTGGGTATTCTATTGAAAGTGGTGGTGAAACGTCTAATACGAACAACTGTCAATATCTTGGTCGTGTTACAGCTATAAATGGAGATATTCTAGAAATACAAGCTAGTGATTTAATTGGTGTTACCGTGAGTGTTGACGGTACTATGCAAATTGATAGTGTAGATTTATTCAATATTTATTTCTTCTTCTCTAAGAGTAATTCGGCTAACACATCATCATTAAAAGGATATTATGGTTTATTATCACTTAGGAATAACGCTATTGATAAAGCTGAGTTGTTTAATGTTTCAGCTGAGATCGTTGGGAGTAGTAAATAATTGGTAAAAAATGTAACTATATATTAGTAAATAATAATTTAAAAATTTAAAACATGGCATTTAAAATGAAAGGGTGGCAAGCTCACTCAAATTCACCATTACAAAAAAAGTCTTATAATTCACCATTGAAAAATGAGGAGGAGGAGAAGAAAAGCTGGTTAAAGGAAAAATGGGAGAACGTGAAAGATAAAGCTAGTAATGTTTGGGAAGAAGTTAAATCTAAAGCTGTAAATATGGATAGCGTGGTTGGAAATCCAGGTTGGGTTGAGAGTCAAAGAGCGTTTGAAAAGAAACAAAACGAAATGAGACAAAAGTATCTCGATGCTTTAAGAAAATCTAACGAATCTTAACATGCGCAACAAGGAAGATAGTCCATTAAATTTTGCTGGAGCTGCCTTAGCTGTTGGTGCTGCTGTTAATTTAGGTTTAGGTATATGGGGTAAATCTAAAGCTGACAAAGCTGCAGAGAAAGCTAGAGAAAAAGAGAAAGAATCTAGAGAAGAGATGAATAGATTGAAAGATATCTATGCAAATCTAGATACTAGTAATCCATTTCTTAATATGGAAAATAAGTTTGAAGATTTAACTATTAATCAGAAAGCCGCTGATTTTCAAAGGCAACAATTCCAACAAAGTCAAGCCAATATATTAGGTGAACTTAGAGGTGCTGCTGGAGGTAGTGGTATAGCTTCGCTTGCTCAGTCTTTAGCTCAACAGGGTCAACTAGCTTCACAAAAAGCTGCAGCTGACATAGGTGCTCAAGAACAAAGAAACCAAATGTTAAAACAACAGGAGGCTAGTAGAATACAAGGTATGGAGAGACAAGGTGAGGTAACATCTAGACAAATGGAGTTAAATAAACAATCTACTCTATTAGGTATGTCACAGCAGGAAACAGCAGCGTACGCACAACAAGCTCAAGACGCTAGTCAAGCTGGTTGGGATGCTTTAGCTGGTGGTATTCAAGGTGCTACTAGTATGGCGGTAGCTGGTATTGGTGCCGGTGCGAGTGCTTCTGCTCCAAAAGGATTCGAATGGGATAAGACTTCTGATTCTTATGTTAGAACGGGGTAATTAATATAAAATAAAATAATATGGCAGCAGATCCAACATTAGTACAAGGCGCCGGAATGGCGGTAAAAAGATTCGAAAGACCTCTTACTTTCTCTAAGGGTATTCAAGCTATTCAAAAGTCATTGGCTGAAGGAATGGAGGACGTTGCTGGATGGTATAGAAAGCAAAAAGATGTATTCAATGAGAAGATACAGGAGGGTCTTGATTATGGGGAGGATTTAACTCCAGATCAATATGAGGTGTATTTAAATAAATTTGAAAAGTTAGGTAATAAATATATTTTTTCAGGTCCAAAGGGTAAAGCTCTAATAATGCAAGATCTCAATAGAGATATAACCACCATGGAAAAGAATAAAGAGCTAAAAACTAATATAAAGAATACTGCTCAACTATCAGAACTCGAAGGAGGTTATGTTGAGGGATTTGGTAGTAGCCTGGTGGGTATTGATGTTGCTGGAATAACTAATGGATCAAACCCGCTAGTTACTGAAAATGAAGATGGAACAGGTGAATCTGGCTACATGATTCATGACGATAGTGTACTACCTGAATTACAAAACACATACAATGAACTACTAGCGTTACCAACCGGTGAGATGAACGAGAAGGAATTAGAAGAGCATAATAAAAACGTAGAGGATTTAAAAGGAAAAGTGGAAAGTGGATGGAGTAAGAAGTTTATGAAATTTTCTGATATAGAAAAGATAATTAACAATAATGTTAAAGACAACACTTTTTCTACTTCAATATTAGATGAAGCAAATAATCAATATACATACTCAAAGGGTTTAGCTTATGGTACTAATGAGAAGTATGATAATGTCGCGGGGCAAAACACCGTGTACGCTTGGATGCAAAAGGGTAATAAAAATTCCATGCTAAATCACGCGTTAGGCTCTGATGTTAGCTTTAGAGATGGATTAACTCAAGCTATTCAAACCATGACTTATACTGAAGCTGGAATAATGGTAGATCACGATTCAGATCCAGCTACACCTGATGTTAATATCGAAGACGCGTTTGGTGAAGGTATAGCGGTAGACATGGATAATGATGGCCTTGTAACTGAGGTTGATATAAATATAATAAAAGCTGACGCTGCTGGAATTGTTGATGAATTAATAAAAAATGATGACCCAGCTTTATGGAGTAGAGGTGGATATGTTAACACGTTTTTTAATAATTTTTTAAATCAACAATTTGAAAGAGGTGTAGGTGCTAGGAATCAAACTGTCGAGGGTAGAAAAGCAGATATATTACTAGGGCAATCAGATGAAGAGTTTACAAAAACCCAAATAAACACTAAAAAGAATTCAGGTGTTACTTCATGGGCCGATTCTCCACTCAATCCTGATAGTCCAAATTACACTGGTGAAACAACAACAAAAAATAAAGTTGATATAAGTGCGGATGCAGCCAGGTACAAAAAATTAAACCTAGAAGATGTGAAACACTATTCGCTTAAGCAAAGATGGACTTTATATAAATCTATACTATCAGATCCGAATATACCACTAGAAGAAAAGCAGGCATTTATGAAAGCTCATGGTTTACAAACTAGAAAAGAAGCTGGTGTTGCAAGTTGGACAAGATCCAAGAAATATAGAAATACTTGGGTAGGTTTAGACGACAGCTATTCATATCAACAGTGGGCAGACTATCAAGACGCACAAGCGAGAGTTAATGAAGAAAAATAATTCCAAAGAGAATTAAACAAGAACAAATAATAACGGGTAACTAACGATACAGTATGAAAAAAGTATACATGGTCGACGGTGAGAGATACAGCGTCGCGCCACACGAACTAGCAGGTTTTTTAGAATTGCATCCCAATGCAAAAGAAGTGCCGCCTATGAGCGAGCAATATCAATATCAAGTCGGTGATTCAGTCTATAATGTCACCAAAGACGAAAATGAACAATTCCTTAAAATAAATAAGAACGCAAAGAAATTAAGCTCACCTGAGTTTAAACCTAAGTATAAAATAGGTATAGAAGGTGGAATGCAAGAGGTTTCAAAAAGAGACATCTTAAACGCTTTATATGATAAAAACGTTGGTAGAGATTATGTAAAGAGATTAAAAAGCGGAGAACTAAAAATAAACGTCGAGAACGATGATACATTCGAAGCGGAACTAGAAAAACTTATAGGTAATAAAAAATGGTGGACTGGGGATTTAAAGCGGCAACAAGATATGTCACACACTCTTGAGCAAACAGCAACAGCCCCGGGTAGAGCTTGGAATTTTGTATCAGGTTTACTTAGTCCTAATCCAGAATCTGGAGATGTTTTAGACAACAATGAATTGAGTGAAGATAATCTCAATAGATTATATCCAGAAGATGAAAGTGGAAATAGAACTGCTAATGAAGATATAGTTGAAGAAATGTATCAAGTCACGGAGCACGATAACATACTTGATTACAGTACGGGAGTCTACCGACCTCCGGTTCTTGGTACTGGACATAAGGAATTAAGAGAAAAATATAGTGGAGAGAGCCAAAGAGAAAAGAGATTAAAAAGTTATCTTGAAGATTTATTTGAAGGAGAAAACATTGAGGTAGTAGAAGCTATTGGTGGAAGAGATGCAGTTAAAATTAAAATTGGTGATTGGACATCTGATATACATCATCTAACTGGAAACACTAGATGGGCTGATGACGTAAAAAGTGGTGGTGGGGCTATAGATAAAAATATACTTAGAGATATATTAGAGGATATAAGAATACAAACAACGGCTGGTAAAAAAGAAGAAGTGTTTCAAGAGATATACGACGACTGGTTGGGTGATTCTAAAACCATTCATCACAAGGGCGCAAAACAAAACACACATGTTCCAGCTTTAGCTCATACTGAACACTTGGATAATAAGTCAATAAGTGCTATTGAAATAGTAGACACAGACTGGGATGTTAATGATGGGGTGAGAACACCATTCGTACACACTGATGCTGACGGTAACGAGTATGTGGAAGATGAAGATGGTTTTGTTGTAGATAAAGACGGGAGAAAGGGAAAGTACAATAGTGAAGACGGTAAAATATATTTTGCTGAACACGAGACTGCTTTTAATGCGATTAATATGATTGGTGAAGGTAGAGAGACATCAAATTTTCTTCAACAAGCGGGTGAAGATGCGGCTATGCCTGAAATGGAAAAGTTTAGTAAATTTATCCACGACTTAATGGGGTGGGATGAAGAGAGTGTTGATATGACCGGTTTCATTCAATTAAAGGACGGGACAAAATTATCCTATAAGTATTTGTGGGATCATAGACATGAGTTGCAAGACTTTTATAAAGACAAACATACTGGTAATAATGCTGGTAGTCCTGAAATGGTATTGGACTATGAATCTCTCGGTATATCAAAAGAGCAAATAGGAAAAAACTTAATTGATGTTGATTTAACTGGAGAGCAGTTTGATGGAGACTTAGATGATGCTATTGGTATTCTGGGGAATAGTGCTCTTGGCATACAACCAGAAAAATATAAAAAGATAAATGATAAAATAAAACTACTAAAAAGTGGACACACAAGAAGTGATAGCGGAGAAATAATCAGCATTGAAGAAGCTGGCTTAGAGAACCCACAAGACTTGATAAAGGAATTAAAACTTGAAGCAAGTATGATGGCAACAAGGTATGGTTTCGAAGATAGTGTAGACGAAAATGGAGAGTGGGTTGCAGAACAAATAAAACAAGTTCAGTGGATTCCTAGTTCTTTAGATCCTAACGAGATGATAAAGTTGGATAAAAATGGTATTGCAACAGGGGAAACTAGAGAGATGAACGATGCTGACAGGATGGAGATAGATATCCAGAGTTTGGTTGATGAAATGGCTGGAAGTAAAGATATAAACTGGTTGAAGTCTGAAAGAATAAAAGCGTATCACGATTTAATGGCTTGGGTAAGGATCGCGCATGAAAATAAAGGGGCTATTATAGATGGCACGAAAGATATACTAACTGGCTTGCATGATATATTTGACGCTAGAGAAGATGGATTAGATAACGACTTGAGTCAACTCACAAAAGCGTATAATCAAGGACACCCATTCGAGCTGGGTGGCAAAACAATGGGTGGATTGTCATTTGAACAAGGGTTTGATAAAGATGTAAAATACAATCCCGATTGGGATAAGAGTGAAGGAGAAGACCAACGGTTTTTAACAAAATTACCTGGTGGTAGTAGAATAGCAACAGAGTTTAATAAAGCACTTGTTAAATACAAAACTCTAGCGCTAGCTGTCGATGCTAATATAAACCCGATGGAGTCTAACATGGAGAACTGGGTCTTTGGAGACGGGTGGTTAAACTTTGGGGAAGCTTGGAAGGGTAATTGGGATAGCGTGGTAAGAACAGGTGAAACATCAACATGGAGAGATGGATTAGCTAAATCATTTGGAGGCGCTGGATCTTATAAAATAACTCATGATGAACTTGCAACATCGTTTGAACAAACCCTACAAGAGGGTGGTTTTTATGTACCTGACGTAGCGAATGATGGATGGAATGGTAGAGGTAACAATAATAGGCATATTGCTAATTTAGCTAGTAACACCGTGACATCACTAGCACCATTACTGTTAGAGCTCGCTGTATTTAAAAAATTAGGAGGATTAGGGGCTTTACAAAAAACTGTTGGTACAGCTAGAAGATCTGCCACTATGGGTCACGCTATGAGTCATCTTCCACAAGCTGGTACAGGTTTAGTTGGAAGAACCGGTAGAATGATTGAGGGTATACCATATTTAGGTAGACATTTTACTAAACTTAGTAATAGTAAATACTATCAAACATTCGTAAATAAAATAGTCGCACCAGCTATAATAACACCACTAGAGTGGGGTATAGCTGAAAATATGGGTGAAATGCTATTAGCAGATGGTAGTGGTGTTTGGGATGCTCACACGGTTCACTTTGATCACGAAACTGGTGAGATGAAAACAAACTTAGCGTTTCCAATAGCTATGGGTATTAGTGGTGGTTTACTGGGTATTGGAACAAAAGGGTTTCACGATATGTTTATTAAACCTAGGATGAAGAAACAATCTGTTATAGGGCAAACGTATTTAAAATTAATGGATACTCCTGGAGCAGCAGTTGCAGGAGCCTTTTCTAAATGGGGAGCTCAAGGTGTTACTGCTTCTGGATTACTATATGTATCTAGTGTTGTGGATCAAATTAATAAAGACTTTCAACGTGGTTGGTGGCCTTGGACTGATTTAGATCCATTTTCTGAAGAAGGTAAAGCTAGAAAAGAAGAGTGGGATTCTTTTAACAATAAAGACCACTTTATAGCTACCACAATAGCCATGTTGACAATCGGTGTTCCAAAGCTGCCAGTGAAGCTTAAGAAAGCTATATACAGAGATGCGATGAAGTTTAAAATTGAAAACGCAGAATCTGAATTAGCTGCCAAGAAGCTAGAGATGTATAAGAGATTCAAGAAGAATGGTGATAAAAGTTGGAATAATCACGAGATAGATTTAGCTAAAAGACTAAAAATCCACAAGGCAACTAAAGAAATAGATAAGTTAAAAAAGGAGTTAGAGAAATTAGAAAAAGAACAAGGCGGTAATTTTTGGGCCAGAGGAGCTGATATTTTAGAAGGTGGTAAGTTTGAAAATAGAATTGATAAAATAAAAAATGAAATCAAATCTAAAGAAAAAAGTATAAAAGAATTTGAGATTCACGCTAAAAACTTAAATAGAAGAAATGAAGTTATAGCAATGAAGAAGGGTCTCAAAGCTAATGGTGAGTATGAGAAATATCTTTACGATCAATACAATGTAGCTAATGGATTAAAGGGAGGACTTTTAAAGTTAAATGAATTAGATAGACTTGGTGGATTTAAAAAACATGAATTCGAATTGTATTTAGATCATTTAGGTGTTGAGAAAAACAGTGAACAAGGTCAGTATTTATCATCGCTATACGAGGTTGTTAAAAGTTCTTATAATTTCGCTAATGCAGCTAAACTAGAGAGAGGATCTGAAGCTAGAAAAGTATTCATGGAGAGTAAGTACAAATTAGCTCATAATATAGCTAGGGTGAAAGGCCTAAAGAACATGCAGAAGGAGAATCCGCTAGATATTAAGGTAAAGTATGAGATTGAGAAGTTAGAGGCAGATAATAAATTATTAGAAGCAAATATAAAAGAACAGTATAAGCATTACGAGGCGGAGTGGGCTAAAAGATTAGACAAACAACTAGCTCATGATAAAAAAATAGCAGAACGTTTAGGTGTGCAATTCAATATACTGAACGACCAAATGTATCAATCAGCTGCAGAAAAAGAAGGTTTCGATAAAGAAGGTGAAGCTTTTATCTCTCAGGGTAAAAGGATATACATAAATAGAGATAGAGCTTTAGCTGTTAGGAATCTCGGTGTTGGACTACATGAGATAACACATAAGGTATTGTGGAATCATTTAAAAGAAACTTATAGAGTAGAATACAAAGGTAAGGTTTACGATAGTAAACAATTGAAAAAATTAGAAAATTCTAAAAACGAAAAAGATCAAAAACTTCATAAGGAGTTGATGGAAAATGGAGACTTATCAAGAAGGGTTTCAGAAGACGGAATAAAAATTATCGACTTGGTGATGGAAAAGTTGCACCGTAAAGATCGAGCAAAAATTGAAAAAAGAATAGACAAGTTTTATAAGTATGAAATGGAACAAAGACTTGTTATTCCAGAGGGCTGGGCTGAGCACCCAACTAAACCTAGATGGCTTATAAAGGTTGACGAAAAGGGAGAACCGGTTATGGAGAAAAATAAAAAGACCGGTGAAAAAGGAGTTGTTGAAATAAAGATCGATCTAAGCATGTACAAGAGTTTTAGGAAACAGACAGCTGACAATAGAGATATAAAAAGAGATCCTAAATTATACTACGAGGAGTATCTAACAGCTTTAGGTGATTTAATAAAAAACAAAGAGATCGATAGAGATTTTATAACGGGTAGAAAACTAGGACAAGTAATTTGGCCGTTTGCTAAAAAGCCTTTTCCAAACATGTATAAGTTTGAGCTTAATGGTGTTAACTCTAAGAAGGCAGCTGAAGATATTTTTAATCTAATAGAAACAATACAAAAAGAAGGTGAAGTAGGTACTAAGATAGAAGCTAAAGAAATTAAAATAGAAGGAGAACCAAAACAACTTGGTAAAGTTAAGCAAGTAGCTGAATCAAGAAGTGATGTTGCGACTATGTTAGAAAAACATGGTGGTAATGTTAGGAGAATGTTCGATGGTCCTAAGAGCGAATTAGTACATGATAGAGACGGTCACTCTGTTTGGGCTAGAGGTGAAGAGTTTATGTTAAGAAAAAGTGCTTTTGGTCAAGAGATAATGCCAATAGTAGAATCAATCACTCAAAAGTTATTTGATCCTATTCCTAAGAATATAGTTGAAAGAGCTATAGAGGGTGGTAATCACAGGGAGAGAAGAATGAAGTTCCAAGAGGACATTATATCTAATGCCGCTACAATAGTTAGATCAGAATTTAAACAGGAAAAACTAGGTAAGAATCAAACAATAGATGATTTTATAAGTAGTAGACTTTGGCTTAGATCAATGAAGCTAGCTGAACAACTAGGTATACCCGGTGTAGAACAGAGTGGTAAAGAGATTAGACGAGAACAAAAGTTTGGAGAGGATACCTTTGAATTACAACTAGGTGGGGAAGACGCTGCTTTAAAAAGATTATTTGAAGTAAATCAAGCGGCGAAGGTAGAAACAGAAACATCTCAATTCAAGAGAGATATTGGTGCTGGAGAAGGTACTAAAAAATATACTGAACTTAAAAGTGCTGTTTTCAATACTACAATAGAAGCATTTAAGAAAACTAACACAGCGATATTTGATGCTAAGGGCGTTGTTAGACCAGAGTTTGTTAAAGCCGTGGAGAAAAACATGGTTGACCAAATGTACAAAGAGGTTAAGAATCAGTTGATGGGAAAAGACAAACACAACTTCTTAAAGAAACATGGTAAAACTCTATGGGAAGAATATATCATGAAATCCTTAGATGGGCAAAATTATATTGTTGCTACTAGTCAATTAACTAAAAGTATATTAAAAACATATCCAAACATGGAGAGGTTTGGGGTTGAAGAGTTAAAGGAAAGAGCAAGTGTTAAGGAGACGTTAGCTCTTCAAGGTGTTGAGAAACTTAGAAAAACAACATCTGCTACTGCTGGTAATCAAGTTTGGAAAGTTAAAACCTGGGAGCAGATGGGTGGACAAAGAGGACTTGAGGCATTTCTACTTGGTAAATATAAAGATCCAAAGACGGGTGAGATGATTGATGCTGTAGACATATTAGGATACAAAGCGGTAAATAGACCGAGTAACTATTACGCTGGAAAAGTAGAAGCGCTTGCTAGGTTTATGTCCAAACAATTATTAGCAGACGCGGTGCCACAAGTGTTAGCTGAAAATAAAATAACCACCGCAACTGGAGAGAATGTTAATAAAGCGATGGAAAAAGTTATACAAGCTTTAGGTGGTGTAGAAGGTCGTAACTTTTCTATAAGCGAAAAAGTCTTACACATTGAAAACGCTGAAACGATATTAAAAGACATATGGGAAAATGGTAACATTGGAGATATCATAGGGAAAAATAAAGCAGGAGAGAATATATTATTAAGACAATATGGAGATAAGGAGATATCTCAATATACGATAGATAAGGTTGCTGAGCTTTGGGAGACTGGAAAGATAGATTCATCTAAAGAACTAAGGTTTAAAGAGGGAATAGAAAAACATAAAGACTATGGTCTTATACCAGAAGACATAAGAAAAGCCATTAGAGGTGGTAAAAACACCCTTAAAATGGAAAATGAAAATGTAATTAAGAACTACACCCTTGATTTACCAGAAATCGCGAAAGCTCTAGGTAAAGAAATGATGGGTATACGAGGTATGTATGACTTAATAGGTTTTCAAAAAAGAATAATGGATTCTGCGGCTAGAAAAGTAAAGCCAGAATGGAAATCTTATACTAAAAAACAACAAGCTGAATTAAAAGAAAAATACGGTGAAGACTTTAAGTATCAAAGAAATGCTGATGGAAGTTTTGTGAGTGGTAAATACTATAAATTAAAACTACAAGTCCAGAAACAAATTAAAAACTCAAAGTCTGATCCAGTTATGGCTGAATTAGTTAAGAATGCTAGGTTATTCAATAAGCAGTTTGATGTATTCAAGAAAGTCGAAGCCATCCAAAACATGAACATAAGTATTGAAGGAAGGACAGTTGGTGGTAAATATATAAAAGGTAAGAAGGATTATCTAAAAGAAATAGAAAAAGAAATTATAAATGGTAGTGAGGCTAATATAAGTCTACACACTGAGGTTATAAAGAGATTAACAAAGCTAGTTGAGAGTGGTAAAATATCAGAAGTATCTTTTATCAATCTACTACAAGCGCAAACCAATGTTGTTTCTGGTTTTAGAGCATTAAGTAGATTTGAGTTAGTTGATCTTAGAAATGGTTCTCAAGCTTTATTTAAATATAAAAAAGGTAAAGAAACAATATACACAAACAATTCTAGTTTAGCTTATAAAAATGGTGGTGGTGTAAATAAGAGTCACCCGGATTGGAAAGATGCTGTTGAATTTTATGGATCAGAAGCTAATGCTTTAAATAAAAATTGGACAACCAAAGGGGAACACTTAGCTCCTAGCGCAAACACAAACATCAAGCTAGTTGAGTTTATGATGGAGGTTTCTAGAAATGGTAAATACAAAACTGATTTACAAAAAGAAACTAGAATAAGAGAGATACTAGAAGGACATTCGCAGTTACTAACGAACAAATATATAACAGATATTATAGACAAAGGTGGTAAAAATAGTCCATTAGATTTTCATAGAGTTAAGTTTTTAAATCAATTTGCTAAAGGTAAAGGTAAGATTGAGAACATGTATTCGATTGGTGGGAAGAAGTACATGGAGTTTCTATCTGGTAAAGAATTAGGTAAATGGGAAAAAGAAGCGCTAGAGAAGTCTACTGCTAGAAAAGATAGAATGAACACTAATGAGAAGATAAAAGATCTCAATAAACAATACAGTATAAGTGGTGAAAAGAAAGGTATGTCAACCTTTGATTTTGACGAAACACTTATAATTAAAGGTAAGAACTTTATTAAAGCAACGCATCCAGTTAAGGGTACTGTAAAAGTAAGTTCTGAAGCCTGGCCTATAGAAGGTGAAAGATTAGCACGGGAAGGATTTGAGTTTGATTTTGGTGATTTTGTCAACGTTAAGGGTGGTGTTGATGGACCGTTGTTACAAAAGATGAAAAATCAAATAAGTAAGTATGGGGTAGATAATGTTTTTGTTTTAACCGCTAGACCACAAGCGTCTGCTTATGCTATACAACAATGGTTGAAGTCAAAGGGCATAGATATAAAGATGAAAAACATAACCGGTTTAGGTAATAGTAGTGGCTTAGCTAAAGCTGAATGGATGATGAAGAAGTTCGAAGAAGGTTATAACGACATGTATTTTGTTGATGACGCTCTATCTAATGTTAAAGCTGTTAAAGAAGTACTAAATAAACTAGATGTTAAATCCAGTGTCATGCAGGCTAAAAACAATGTTAAGATAGGTAAATACATTGTTGATGTTACAACTAAGCAAGGTAGAGAGTTTGTTAAAAATTACGAAACAAATCCTGGTAAAAAAGTTGTTTTCCTAGCTGGTGGAGCTGGTAGTGGTAAGGGTAATGTTATTAAAAAGTTAAACTTAAGAGATCAAGGTTTTGAAATAGTAAATCAAGATATATCCTTAGAGTGGTTAAAGAAACAAGAGGGTGTGCCAGAGGATATGAGAACATTGACAAAAGAACAAAGAAGTACGTTAGGGAAAATTGGTCATCAAGCTAGAGGTATAGCTCAAAGAAAAAGAATTAAATTCCAAGGTCAAGGTAAGGGTATAGTTGTTGATGGTACAGG